CCCACTGCGCGCCGTCCTTGTCCTGCTTCGTCGAGCCGAGCGCAACCCAACGGCGCACCTCGTAGTTGAGATCCTCGTTGAGGACCAGTTCGAGGCGCTGCTCTGCCAGATCGTTCACGTCGTCGTCATCGTCGAAGTCGTCGCGCAGAACGACGCGGGTGAGCGTGCGCAGGCCGTTGACGAACTGCACCTTCCAGTTGCAGATGTTGTCTGCGGTGTAGGTCGCGATGTAAGGTGCCGCCGTGGCGTCGGTGGTCTCGACGGGGTAGTCGATCAGCAGGCCGTAGCGACCAATGCTGAGAACCTCGTTGACGATCTGCTCAGCGAGAACCTCGAGAGAGTGACCATCGGTCGTTGCGAACTCGCGCAACGGCTCGAGGCGCGGCGTTAGCTCGAACTTGGTCGGGTGGCGAAACACCATCCCTGACATGCCACGAAGCGTGCGCTCGGCAACAGGGTAGAACTGGGCACGCTCCTTGTAGGCGTCATACTGGGCTTGCGTCATTCCGGCGGGACGCTTGAGGTATTGCTCACCGTTCTCCTTGACCTCGTCTTGCCCTTCAAGGGCATCTCGGATGCGGCGCCATTGGATCTGGCGCCGAGTGTAGTTGGAATGGACGCTCGAGACAGAGTTAGACATGGTGTTCCTTGCTGACCTAGGCGTCCATCATACGGTCAGAGGTCAAGGAACGTCGAGCAGTGAACGAGGTGGCGCTGTATGCTTGCGTCACGTTAGGAAAGGCGCTATAACTGAGTTATTGCAACCGACCAACGGAGAATGCCAGTGACTGATCTCGACGAGCTGTTCCGCGATGTGCGGGACCTGAACGAGCAGAAGGCGTCAGAAGGCGACTTCACTAACCTGTGGAAGCGCATCAACGCGCTCGAGGAAGCGGATCCTCGGCTCTCAACCCAAGCGTGCTGCGTGCTGCTACGGTCGCGCCTTCGCGACAAGGCGAAGACCCGCGTCCTCGGTGTCATCCCCTTCGACGACATAGAGAGCCGGGTGAGGTGACCAGGAAGGCTGGTTGAAAAGCGGTACCTTGTGAGAAGCGCACGGGCGCGACCATCGCGCCCAAGACACACCAAAGGAGACACAACATGCCTTGTCTACTGGGCGGTATCATCGGCGCGTTGAGCATTGCAATTCTCGTCGTTCTTTTTATCTATTGCGACGACCTCGAGGACGGCAACGTCGGGTCGGACTGACACTGGGTGCGTGCGTCAGTCGCTAAAAGTCGCCCGGCTCATGCGTGGTTTAGCCGTCATTTCGCCAGTTCGCTTTGCGAAGCTTCGTGGTCAGACCACCGCTGCAGATCAGATTGTTCCCGTAGTCGTGAGCCACTACCCGCTTCCCCAGGCGACCGAAGTTCGCCGGCTTCAGGTCGGTCATCCAGGCCGGGACCTTGTCGGGCAAGGTGCGGGCTGGTTTCGTGCGCCGTTGGATGAGGACGATGCCGCAGGGAGATATGCTCATGCAAGGCGCGAGCCACTCACTGAAGTGTGGGCCCATCTCTCGGGCATCGTTCCAGATGTCCCACTCTCGCACGTTTGAGAACGAGTGCGCGACGGCCTCGACCTTCACAACCCAGTCGGGGTCCATCCCATACACGTAGACGTCGCGGTGCGCACCGGAGCCGAGGAACTCGCCGCAGAACATGCTGAAGAAATCGCGCTCGACCGTCGATTGGAAGAAATCGTCATGGATCATCAGAACATCCCTTTGAGCTTCGACGTCTGGATTTCCTTGGCACCGTCTATCATCAAGTCATGGATGCACCAGACGAGGGCGTCGATCCTGTCAGGCGAGAACTTCGCCGACAGCCGCTCCCAAGTGCACATCTGATCCTCGAGGTCCTCTAGGTGCCCCTCCTTCTTCATCCCATCGGCCAAGATGACGGGATGGCCGACGTGGTGGATCTTCCCCTGCTCGTACTTCTGCGCGACGGGCTCGGCCCGAGCCATCTTGCCGCGCGACGCGTGGACCATCTTCACCCGCATACTCTCGTTCGCGGCCTCGAGGACGTGCTTGACCATGTCGCCGCCCTGGTTGACCTCGGCCACTACACCATCGGCCTGCCACACAGCGTAGGCGTGCGCGACCTTAGCACCCCAAGCCGCCGGGCTGTATTTCCCGGAGTAGTCGGCAAGTACATAGCCGTGGTCGTCGTTGCCTAAGCCCGCGACGATGATGCCTGTCTCGTCAGAGCCTTCTTCGTCTTTGGTGGCCGGATCGACACCGACCACGATGCGGGTGAAGTAGAAGCCCTCGTCATAGACCGAAGGCATGACCTCACACCGGTAACCGTCGATTATCTTCCGGCTCCATAGAGCGCCCTCGAGCTCGTCGAGCAACACACCGTCGAGCTCCTGACGACCGAGCATAGAGCCGGCATACATCTCGCGGAGCTCTTCGATCACGCCCGGAGCGAGGTTGTGCGCGTTGCGCTCCGACGAACCGGAGGTCATGACGACTTCAGCATCCGTCTTGTCGAGAGCCCGCTTATACAGGCGCTTGATAAGCGTCTTGGGACGCGGTGTAGTGGACAGGAAAACCTTGGGCGCTTGACCGAGGCGCAAGCCGAACATGGCCTGGTCGAAGGACTCCATGCGCCGCCAAGCCGCGACCTCGTCCATCCACAGGAAGGAATGCTGCGGGCCGCGAAGGCGCTCAGGCTCGTCTGCCGAGTAGAGTGTCACCATAGCACCGTTCTCCCAGGTGACGCGGCGCTTCGATGGCTCATAGAGGGGCTTGCCCATCAGGTTGCCTCTGTAGTCACGGTCCCACGTCTGGCATACGGCGAGCAGCCCGGACTCCCCTTCGACCATCACGTCGCGAACGTCCGCGGCTGTAGGCGCAATGAGGCCGCCCCGATTGTAGCCGGCCTTGATCAGATCTCGGGTCCATTCAGAACCCGTGCGAGTCTTGCCAGAGCCTCGACCCGCCATGTAGAGCCAGAACTTGTAGGAGTCGCTGGGCGGAAGCTGCTCGTCCCTCGCGAGGAAGTGCCAGTCACACAGCAGTTGAGCGATTTCTTCGGGTTTCATCACGTCGAGGATGCGATCCCACAAGCTGGCATCTTCGCGACACGCCTCGGCCGTCACGCCGATTGAGCGGAAGTTCGCACCTAGCATGTGCTCATGAAAGCTCATCTAAGGTCCCAGATCGGTAGGCCAGCCTTGCGAGCTGCCTGCACCATGTCGTTTGTGCCTCGACCGCCTGGAAATGCAACCACGCAATCGGGTGAGCGTCGCAGCATCACGCGGTTTCTGATCGGTCCCGCGGATTTACCGTGAGCGTCCCAATCGGCTGGAAAGGCCTCGACCTCACGGTTGCGCGCACGCGCCCAGTCGTCGGCGAGCGTGTCAGTGCCTCGCGCTGCTCCGTGGATAACTGTCTGGATAGGGTACTTCGCGTCTAGACGATCTAGCACCGCGTTTAAACGAAGGCGGCCGCGATAGTCGCGACCGCCCGTAACGAGTACCCGGATGGGTTGTCCAGGTGTCACCGAACTTCGCCGCGACCCGCCGGGCTGCTGATGATGTGCTCCACGACGTCGCGGGCAATGTCGTCCCATGTCAAGGTTTCGTCCTTGTCGATGATGGCCGCTTCACCGATGAGCTCCGTTAGCCACGTCCGGAGCGTCGCGTCCTCGCGCAGGACGCGCGCGACAATGGCTGTGGTGCAGAAGTTGAGGACGATGCGGGTCAGGACCCGGATGAGAAGGCGCTTCATGGATGTCTCCTTATAGAGCTTAGGCGTGAGTGGGGTGGATGGTCAGCGTGAGTGATGATGCGGCAGAAACAAGGAACCCGGTCAGAGCGTCAGCAGATTGACGCTCTGACCGGTTCGCTCACGGGCGCCAACGCTTGGCTTCGAGCTCCGCGGCCTTGAGCGTCTGCTGCATCAGATAGACGTAGAAGTGAAGTGGGGTCATAGGTGATCTCCTGTGTAGGTCGGTTCAGTACTCATCGCCGTCTTCCTGTTCTGCGCTCTGTTCCAGTTGCTTCGTGGGAAGCCCGAGGCTGCGAGCCATCTCGATGGCTTTCTGCCGGGCGTCGACTGCGCCGTCGTTGGCAGAGGCGTCCTCGACGTCCTTCGGTCGAAGGTGCTGGTGCACGTAGGGCGCGACCTTCGCCGCGGCTGCTGTTGCGAGCGTGTAGTCGGGAGGTACCATGACTTGCGTCCCGTCCTCGTTCAGCACGGGGTTACCGTTCGGGTCGGTAGCCGGGTAACCGCTGAGGGCACGCGCTGCGACCACGGCCATCTGGACGACAGGATCCCAGTCCTTGATGCCGGTGTCGCGCTCGACGGCTTCCTTGATGTTCTCGAGGAGGATGGTGTGCTTGTGCTTCTTGCCGCGCTTGCTGAGCCCGCGCTTCGACCCGTCTTTCGCTACCCGCTTTTCTACCTCGTTTCCCATGCGTCGCAGTACCTTCTTTCTCTTTCCTAGTTACCTAACTCGCTTATATCCTAAAAACGGGGATTTCGTCTACCAGTAAGTAAGGTCCGCGGTTCGCGTGCAAAGGAACGTCGGACGACGCGCCGAAGAACCCAGAACGGCTCTTCACGCGTGCGCGTGCAGGATCCCACTAAAACACCTTCAACTGATCACCGTCTCTGGAGCAGAGAAGCTCTTCACGCGTGCGCGTGCAGGATCCCACTAAGAAACGTTCAACTGATCACCGTCTCCAGACGACCTAGAACCGAGATCTACTGAGCACCATCCCGTCGTCATCGGTGCTGTCTTTGCTGTGATGGCTAGGGGTAGTTTGAAAAAATAAAATGAAGTGCATGCGCGCGCATTGTGTGCGCGGCGCGCGCACGCGATAACGACTAATCGCCTCACGTCAAGACGCAGCGATGGTAGATTTTAAGGTGCACTAACCGGCGTTTTCGATAACGTCGAATGCCTCACGAACCTCGGAGAAGAACTCCGAGACGTAGTGACCAGCGGTGGCGCCCACCGCAACTGCGACGACCGCCGAGATGGCGAGGCTGAGGAGCCCCGCGACGACCTGAGCCGAGAAGAATCCGTGTCGCATCGTTCAGTCCCCTTCCGTTGCTTACGTAGCCATTGGTGTGCCACCACAGTTATATAACTGAGTTATAGCGTCACGTCAATATGTAGACCTTATTCTTCAGACACGCCCCTATGCCTGTCCACCAGCTCGTCCCACTCGCCGCTCTCGATCATGCGACGAAGCGCCGAGTACTCGACGGCAGACAGCTTGACCGAACAACCTGGATCTACTCTATACGGCGGCGGATCTTGCTCCTGCGAGTAGTGGTGCGGGTCGGCTTGCGCGTGGCGGTCGAAGATGCCCAGGACCATCTCCTGCAGACGATCTCGCACAGCGTCCAGATCCTTCACCTTCGGCGGACGGTCGTCCACCCACCAGTCGTTCATCTGCGCGTCACGCAGGACGACGAGCGAGCAGATCGCCTTGGTGATGTGCGACAGGCCGGAATCCGGATCAATGTCCTCACCCTCGATCCACTGTTCGATGTGACCGAGCGCCGCATCCGCGTAGACGGATCCTCGCACGCCTGCCGACCGGTAGTTGTGGCGTCCGTACTTGACCGCACCTTCGAGCATGCCGACCGCAACTTCCCACATCACCTGACGCGGAACGACGAAGAACTGGCGCCACTTGCGAACGCCAATCGCGTCTTTCGGATTCGTGTCTTTCATCATGGCGTCACCACGCAAGTGAACAAGCCGACGGCGAGAAACGAAAGAAGGACCCAAGGCAAAGCAATTCGGATCCTTTCGAAAATGATGATGAACGGGTGCATAGAACCTCCTTCAGATGTCACCACGGCGAGAAAACCATGTCGTTTCCCCGCCAATTTCCTCGATCATGAAGGAGCCTTTCTGTAGCTCCTCTGTTACAGCACGACCGATTTTGTAGGCGTGGGTCCACAACTCCCGGATGTCACTAGGAAATCTCGGGTAGTTACGAAGTCCAACCCGAAGCCCTTTCTCGGATCCGCCTGCATATATGTACTTCGTCTTTGTCACAGAAACGCAAAGACCGACGTGGTCAGCATATTGCTGAACCACGTTCTCTGCTAACGCGTCGTTGAATATAGACCCAGTCGAGACCCAGACGTCGATGCCGTGAGATTCCGCGACGCGGTAACGCCACTCAGAATGGCACTGATCCATCGCCGCCAAAAGGTTTCTTCGGATCGAACCCGTCTCTCTTTCTTGCATTGGCAGTGGCCTCCCGTAGCTCGCGGCGGAGTTTGTCGGGATCGTTCCACGTGACGCGCACGAGGCCGAGTCCCAGGTTGAAGATGATGGTCGAGCCTCCGACGTCCACGCCGAACTTGAAGAACCAGCCACCGCCGAACCGCTGGTTTCCTGAACCTCGCAGACGCCACCCGAAACCTTGCCACGGCCAGCGGTCAGCTTTCATCCACAGCGAGACGAGCGGGACCTTGCGGTAGCCGCTCATGCGTCACCTCGCACGGCTTTGTAGTGGTCGACGAGATCACGACCGGCGGGAGTGAGCCGCCATTGGTAAGGTGACGTTGACTTGTCCTTGCAGCAATAGCCGAGCTCCTCTAGCCGCTTGAGCTTCGGGGCGGCCCAGAACCGAGGACGTCCGGCCTTGCGCGAGACATCCGACGCAGCGGACTCCGGCGGCGCGATGCGGTCGAACTCACCGAGCGCGAGAAGGCAGTCAACCTGCAGGCGCGTCAGCATCGGCTTCTCCTTTCTCTCTTTCGCGTAGAGTGCGGATGGCTTTGTCAGTGAGCGCATACCCGGCGCCCCTAGGCTCGCCGTCTGCTGACCACAGCCCTTTGACGTGCTCGACGATGCCGCGGTCGCGAAGACTGCGCAGGACGCCGCGCGCGATCTCGCGAAGAATGGACTGGAAGAAGTTGAGCGAGAAAGCCCGTGCAGGTTCGTAGGTGAAGGCCCGCATGCGCTCGATTAGGCGGATCTCGACCTCGTCGAGCGGCGACCAGCAGCGACCGATCATGCAGTGCTCCCCGACTTTGGCCGACCGGCCTGCTCGTGGCGATTGACGGCTGCGAGCATGAGACTGACCAAGCAGTCTCGGGTGCGTTCGTGGGCGCCGAACTGCATGACCTGACCCTTGTAGGCGATGACCATGGATCTATCCTTTCCTTGTGTTGATGAGGACCGACCGAACGTGCGATCCGGGTTTCTGCTCCATGACGTGCTGCGCCTCAACTGGGCACACACACGCGGTCTCGAGCCGGTCCCCTGTCATGACGCAGTAGAGGGTCGGGATCGTGGAGAATCCGAGCCACGTCACGGTTGAGAACTCGTCGGTGCCGAGTGAGACGGCGATACGATGCGCCATCCTCAAGCTGTCTATGGAAGGGAAGACCTCTTGCATGCTGGCGGTGTGGACGACGCTGTACTTCTTCATGTTGTTACTCCAGTTGATTGGTCAGCCACGTTGGTAGCACAGCACCACCACGTTGATAACTTAGTTATGAGGAAGCACCCAACTTCTCGACGATGACCTCGGCCATGCGTTTCGCCGAGCCGAGATTCTCTTGCTGATCGAGCACGGCGCGTGGTACGCCCTCCACCAGCCAGTTGAACTTGTCCTCGAAAAGGTACCACCCGCCATCGCGAACGCGAACCCACCAGAAGCAACGCCCACCGGCCTGCTGTCGAGCCATGAGCCAGTTGCGCTGAAGGGCGAGCCGCTGCTCACCTTTCGACCCGAACCTCACCAGCGTTGTCGGTCGCGCGGGTAGCTGCTTGACGAACTTACCCTCCGCCCAGAACTCGACGCCGCTGACGCAGCCGTTGGTGTCTGGGATACCAGCGGTAAGCTTGTCCTCGATGCGCTGGACATGCACACCCATGGCTTTGAGATGCGTTCTCAAGGTTCGGGTCGCGTTGGTCTCGGACATTGCTAGTGCTTTCAGAAAAGTGCCGGTTGCATACAGACGAGCCGTTCCTCGTTCTCGCCGACGTCCATGCGCGCGAGGGGCTCGCCATCGGTCGACACGAGAACCCAAATCGCGCCGCGTTGTAGCGTGACTCGCTCGTCGTCGATATAGCGCCCGTCGTCGCCTGTCGGGTTGAACTCGAGGTTGAAGTGGATCTCGCCCCAGGGGTCACCGGCGTCCATAGTGAACGGGTGGTCTTGCGCGTGGACTGGCGTGTTGTGGAAGCGAAGAGCGAGGTACTCACACTCCTCGGTCTGCTCCTCCAGCGTGAGAACGGCTGGGTCTTCTTTTGGGCCGTCACCCGTCCAGACGACCGTTGCCAGGACGACGGCTGCACCTTCGATGGTCATTCGAGCCACTCCTTCAAGACGCGATCTTCGATGGTCGTTGGGTCGCCGCGACGTTCGGCGAGAACGGCTTGTGCGCCCTCGAGCAGTCCCTCTGCTGGCGATAAGAACTCCATCACGGGTCACCTTTGGCGAAGACGAACTCGTTGAGCCAGAACCGAACGAACTCGCCTTGCGCGATGGCGTCCGCGAGCGCGTTGTGTACCGTGATGTTGTGGTAAGCGCGGTCCTTGAGTGCACACAAGCGCCTTTCACGTGGCTCGTCGAACTCACACAAGGTCGCCAGCACGTCCTCAAGCGTGCGTAGGTCTCGGTGCTTGCGATACGGGATAGGCGGCTCGACGCCGAACGACTCAGCGAGGCTCTCGATGATCGCGCCGTCGAACGCCGGTCCCTTCGTGTAAACGGGCGGATAGCCCTCGCTCTTGAGCCACCCGCGCAGCATCTCGATGGCGACGGCCGGAGGCACGTCCTCACCGATGAACGCGTCGAGCTGAGCTTGGCCCTCCTTGGCCATCCACCACTTGAGCGTGTCAGCTGACACGTGGCGCCCGGCGTCGATCTGCGACTGGACGTCGAGGTTGACGGAGAAGGTTCGCTCGGAGCTGCCGTCGAGCGACACGGTGCACGCGCCGATGGAAAGGATGACCGCGTCCTTGTGAGTGGACAGGGTCTCGATGTCTAGTGAGACGGCAAGCGTCATATTGGTTCTCCTACTTAAGCTGTGGTTGCTTTCCTTACAGGAAGGGTCATCAATTGCCTTCCGTAATCTCGGCTAGTATGGTCGGGTTATCGCTCATTTCATCCTCATCATGAGCAACAACGCCGCCAGGGGCGCAGACACGAGCCACAAGCCACCGGGCAGCGGGACGGGCGCCGTAACCGGGTCGGGCGGGCGCCGGATTAGCTCGGTGCCAGGCTCGTGAACACGGTGCCAGCGGTAGAACACCGTCGCCCACTTTTCCTGCGGCAGGTGCAGTGGGTCGTCGTAACCGTGAAGCTTGGCAAAGGCGTCGCGGTCGAGCGGCATCGGCTCGTCGGCGCAGGTCGGCGGCAGGCGCGCACCTTTCGCCCCTGCCCAGGTATCGGGAAGATCAAGTGCTCCTTCCCGGATGCACACGTCATGATAGGGGTCGCTACTCACGGCATTGTAGCTCGCTGGCCACGCGACGAAGTTGGCGCCGATTTCAGCGCCGACGTAGAACCAGATAGCGCACAGCGCCGAGATACCAAGGCACTCCGTTCGGGTCATCACCAACTTCCTTCTACTACTGAGGCGGCAGTTGCAGGCTCGCGTTGAGATCGTCCCGCTTCACCGCGAGCAGGACTGCCTTCTTCTCGCCGGCGTTGCGGTACTTGTTCGCGAACGCGGCGACCTCGGGCCAGAACTCGATGAGCTTGTCCACGGTCGATGCGGCCTCGAGGGTCTTGACCGCAGGAGCCATGGCGCGATGGATCTCCTCCGTGAGCTTGTCGCGCGCGTGCTCGAGGGTCTCGAACTTGCGCGCGAACTTGCACCCAGCATCATAGACGGCGGCGACGTTGCCCGTGGTCATGTAGTAAGGAATCCGACGGCCGCCTTGACGGCCGGGCGTCTTCGCCTTCGCCGTTTCCCACGGTTGCGGCAGGAACCGCGTCAAGCCAGCGGACAGCGACAGCATCTTGACCTGGCCCGCGATCATGACCTTGAACTCGTCGCGCTGCGGGAAGAACCCGTCGGGCTCGGCATTGAGCATTGCCTCGTGACCTTTGAGCACGTCGTCAAGCACGAGGTTGGTGAAGTCGGTCTCCTCGGTGATCTGGCTGCGGATGCGGTCGAGGAACGCGTGCTCGAGAATATCGCTGAGGATCGCTTCCCGGACGCGGATGTTGAGGCGAGTTGATGCCAAGATGTTCTCCTTGGTGCAGCGGCTTAGCGTGCTGCGCAGCCTTTTGGGTTTCGGGGTTGTGCCGCGTCGTCATAGGGCACAGTGAACCGCCGCCTGAGCGACGAGATGAGCGCGTCAGATGACGCCAGTGGCAGAAAGGGCCACGTAGATGACCGCGCACCAGAAAGCGACGACGCCGAACACTAGGGCGATGACGCCGGCTCGGATCGAGCGGATCTCAGGTTTGGTGGCCGGCGGCAGTTCAGGCTCTCGCGACGCGCTCTGCTGGAACAGGAACCCCTTGGCCATCCGCTTCGACCAGCTCGGGTCGAGCATCATCTCAACGTCATCCTGGGACGCGATGTCCAGAAGGATCTTCTCTGCTCGCTGGCACCGATGCTCGAGGCCCTGTAAGCGGGTAGCGGCCTCGGCCGCGAGCGTCTCTGCGACGTGCTCACCGATGCAGACGCCATTCTCCTCGTCCGCGCCTGGGAAGTTGCGCTGGTCATCCTTGAACCACGGGTAGCCGAGAGCTTTGCCCAGCTCCTGCTGTATTTGGTCCTCTAGATCGTAGAGATCCTTGCTCACGTCACTTCTCCTCTGGGAAAGCCGACCGCAGTGCCCGAGACACCAGCCGCCAGACGTTGTAAGATAGCCGGGGATAGTCGCTGACCTCCCCGGTTCGTTGAGGTCTTGCCCACGTCGCGCGGATGTTGTCCGCGTCTCTCTTGTTTGCCACCTTGGCGGTGTAGTTACCGCGTTCTGCGGTGCCACCGACGTTGGCGATGATCATCTGACCCAGACGGGTCACGCCACCCGTCCGAGCCGAATAAAGGTCAATCGTCACGACCAACATAGTCCTGCTTCTCCTCTTTCACGTCGGTGACCTCGACCAGGGTTTGCTTCGCGCGGGTCACTGCGACATAGATCAGGTTGTTCTCCTGCGCGATCTGCCAATCGAGGCGCGCCATGTCGGACGGCATGAACGCCTCACGGTCAAGCAGATACACGGTATCCCACTCGAGGCCCTTGGATTTGTGGCAGGAGCACAGCGTGAGCATGCCGGACTCCGACACGCCGTCTGCGAACATCTCGAGGATCATCGACTCGAGGTCCGAAACGCGGTCGATCTTGCGCTCACGTGCGCGCTCGATCAGGACGAACAAGGTGCCGACCTCGTCGTCGATACGGTCGGCCTTGTCCTGGTTGTCCTTGTCGAGTGCCTTCTTGACTTCGCGGTCGCGATACTCCTTGAGCTTGGTCTCCAGGCCGTTGATGGTTTTCACCGACTTCCAGCGCGTCGCGAGCTTGACGAGGCCCTCGCCGATTGAGCGACCCTCGATCTTGGCCGCGATGCCTTCGCGGATCAGCTTGAAGCACAGGCCGACCAAGTACTTGTTGTAGCGGCACAGTATCGCGGTCTCGGACGGGTCCACGTTCGGGTCGTTGGCTTGCAGGTTGTCAATCAAGTCCATATAGGGCAGAGTCAGGACCGCGCCTTCAGGCGCCGTCTCGTGCGCCTCGATGTGAGAGACCCAGTTTTTCGCGTGTGCAACGATGGCCTTCGGGCACCGGTAGGTGACGGTCAGTGGCAAGCTCGTCGCTTTGAGGCGGGTCTTGATCTGCTGAAGGGAGTCGTTGTCCGCGCCCGTGAAGCCGAAGATCGCTTGGTGCGGATCACCGACGGCGACAAGGCGACCGCTGGGTTTGAGGATCTTTTCGGCGAGCGCGCGACGCGCGGGGTTGGTGTCCTGCGCCTCGTCAACGAGGACCCAGTCGTAGCCCCAGGCGCGGCACTTCGGGTCCAGAGGCATATAGATCATGTCGTCGAAGTCGATGACCGACGTTGCGCGCTTGCGCGACCGCTTCAACGCGCACTGAGCGAACTTCACCACGGTGTCCATGCTGCACCCATCAGGCAGCTTGCCGTCCAGGTCGAACTGGTAGATCATCTCGAACCACACCGACGGGTCGCGCTCGTCGATGAGGAAACCCATGCCGCGGTTCTTCGCCATGGACACGATGGCTTTGACCATGCCCGCGATCTCGCGAAGGTCCGACCGACGCTCTTGATCCGCGCCTTCACGCTCCTGGATCAACGTGTCCACGATGCGATCCATCTTCTTGTCATCAACGTCGATCTGGTGGCCCTTGTGATTCCACAACCACACCTTCATGCCGAGTGAGTGGAACGTGCTCGTGTCGAGTTCGCGACCACGGCTGATCAGCTCTGGGAACTTGGGCTTGCCGCCGGCGTCGCGCTCTTGCACCTTGTCCTTGATCTCGTTCGCCATCTTCTTGTTATAGACGCCGAGCCAAACGCGGCCCGGCATCTTCGAGATGCCGTTGAGGATGGTCGTCGTCTTGCCCGCGCCCGCGACGGCCTCGAGGATAGCATGACCGGAGCCACCGGTGACCCAATCGTAGAACGCTTGCTGGGCGGGAGAGGGTTGGAAAGGCATGTCAGTCTCCGTTGCTCGGTTGATCGGTAAAGCCGCAGCGCGACCTTACCAAACGTATAACCGAGTTATTGCCCGACCGCAACCGGTCGCTGTAAGCTTGCCTACGACTTATCCTTCGCGACCTTCGCGAGAACCTGGGTGTTAGCGTCGAGGACGCCGGCGAGTCCCTTCAGGGCGTCTTCCATCAGGAGCGGCCGCCCGACAGTGGAAGCCGCTGAGGCGATGGTTTCTGTGGCCGGGCGGCCATGCTTGAGCGCGACGCGCAGGTTCTGAGAGCTGGCCTCGAGAATGTCGTCGTCGTGCTGATCCGAACCGTTGGTGCACACCGCGAGCCACATATTAACCGCGTACTGCGCGGCGTTGAGGATCGCATTGAGGCGCATGAGGTCTTCCGGCGACCGAGCCATCTCGGCTTGCAAGATCGCCCAGATACGCGGCGCGACGCTCTGGGTCACATCCTCCATACTCTCCGCGATGCCTTCCTGGAAGAGCTTCTTGCGCTCTTCGTCGCTCATGTTGGCGAGGCCGTTCAAAATAGAATGCATGTCAAAGTCGTCGCTCATCGTGTTACTCCGTCGGTTGGGTCGCCCTAGCATATTGCCAGGGCGACGGTCAGGCATCAAGTAATCCTTGAGGACTCACCCAACTTCCATGGGCGTGGCACAGTCGGGGTTCGGACACTGGACAAACGTCACGTGCTCGATCCACTTGACGGTCGTCCGCATAACGAACTCGCACTCTGGGCACGTGCACTTGACCATGCGGGTCGTCTGCTTCTTCGCGCCGTCCTCCTGGGTCAGCTCCGCATGAGGCAGCGGGCCGAGGCTTTCGACGATGGGATCCGCTCAAGCGTGCCAATCGCTCGTCGGGACGGTCGCCGTGGCCTTCCCACCGAGACCGAGAGCCTTCATCGCCGCCTTGAACTTCGGACCATGACCTTCCTCGAGGCCGACAGCCGCGTGGATCAGTTCGTGAGTGTGGACGTCGGCGATGCGCGACGCGCACCCGAGCTTTGGTGTAATGAAGATCTCGAAGCAGCCATCACCCGAGCACCTGGAGTCCCAGCACTCGCCGATGCGCGAAGAACGCGCGCCTTTCGACGTGAATCCGACTGAGACCCGGATTTTCTCGGGTATGGGGTAGCCGGCCCGCTTGAACACGGGCCGGGCGCGGCGGGTGAACTCGTTGAGCCAAGCCTCGCGGGTCTTGAAGTTGTGCGGCATGTCGTCCTCCCTCAGCGCAGGACTACAAACGCGAGGCCGTTCTCGCGCTCGGCGGGTGTCACCGACAGGTTGATCTGGGCGCCGCGCTGGTCGACGAGGACGCGTCCCACATCGTTGAGCGCCTCCATGAACTTCTCGCGCGAGATCGTGATGCAGGTTCCGCCCTGGAACCCACGACCCTCTTCGTCAGGGATCGGCAAGAACGCGCAGATGTGAACCTGGAACCGGACGCGATTTTCAAGGTTGCGCACGAACTTGACGGCTTCGGCGGTCGAATTGAAGAACAGCTCTTCGTCCTTGGTGATGCGTGACATTGTAGGTTGCTCCGTTGCTTCGTTGATATAACCAAGTTATATCCGAGGACACCGGATTGCAACCGTTTAAACGCATCAGGCGGGAAAATCTTTACCTGGCACCAAGAGCCGGCCCGTGCTACCGCCCGTCGGGTTGTGGATCACCTCGGGACGCTCCATGTTGGTGACGAGCGCAGCCTCATAGTCGACGATCTCGTAGTCGATGCGCGGGTTGGCATTGACTGCGGCGACAAACCGCGCACAGCCGTCAGAGCCGCCGCCGACCTCGACGATGTCCGCCTCCTCGATACCCGCCTTAGGCGTGCCCGGTTTATAGCGCTTGACGATGCGAATCTTATTGCTCATATGGGTCCTCCATTTCCAGAATGCCGACCTTAGAGTCGCGTGCCATTGCTCTCGCGGCGGCGAAGCTGTCCTCGAACCGCTGTGCGAGCGCGTTGGGGACGGGTTTCGTGATGACCGAGGCGACACCTGCCTGGATGAGCAGCCCCATGCAGTTGGCGCACGGATGGTGCGTGACGTAGGCCGTGGCTCCTTCGGTGTTGCCGACCGCGTTAAGGACGGCATTGGCTTCCGCATGCTGCACCATGAGGTATTTGGTGTTGCGGTCGTCATAGCGCTCAGCGGAGTCCTCGACGCCACGCGGGAAGCCATTGTAGCCCATGGCGACCACGCGGCGCTTGTCGTCGACCAGAACGCAACCGACTTTCGTGGACGGATCTTTCGACCATGCAGCGACGTGTTCGGCAAGGGTGAGGAACCTAGAGTGCCATTTCAGCATCGTCTTTTCCACTTCTCTAAGGTGATGACGCGGCACAATATGTCGCTGATGTGGTTGTAGTCATAGGACGGGCTCTCAAAAGCCATCAGAACGCCGCGTGCCCAGCGGTTGTCGGGCGCGTTGAGTATCACCTGCGTTGCGTAAGCGCGAACTTGCTGCCGAATGGACTCCGGCGGCGTGTCGCTGAGTTGTGTCAGCACCTTGCACACCTTGGCGAAGGAGAAGTCGGGCTTGATGATGAGGCGCGCGAGGTCAACTGCTTCCTTGGCAGAAGATGCTCGGCTCAACGCGCCCTCGGCTTCGGCGCGCGACGTGGTGTGCTTGACAGCGGTCAAGTTGACTAGGGCTTGCCGCGGCGAACCGCGCGCCTCCATGACCGCTACGTCGAGGACGTCCTCGACGAGGTCGAGCGACTCTTTCTCGGCTACCGATGCGATGAGCCGCAAGAGCGGGCGATATGGGACCTCCTTGAGCGAGTAGCACACGCACCGAGTCTGGACCGTTTCAGGGACTTTTGCGCCTTCGGTCGTGCAGAAGAACCAGTAGACTCCGGTTGGAGGCTCCTCGATGATCTTTAGAAGCGAGTCCCAAGCCTGACGCGACAGTCGATGGGTTTCGTCAACGATGATAGCGCGATTGCCACCATCCAGGGACGTGTAGTTGGCTCGATCTGCGACCGCGCGCATGGCATCCACGCCAGTATGGCTTGCCGCGTCGATCTCGTCTACTGCGGTGCAGTTCAGCTCTGCTGCGGCGAGACGGGCGAGTGTGGTCTTTCCCGTACCAGAGGGCCCCTGGAACAAGAATGCCTGTTGTCTGCCTTCTGACAGAACGCGCGCGAGGCCGTCCTTCACGTGCTCCTGACCGACGACCTCATCGAGCGAGGTAGGTCGGTACTTAGTGTGCAAGGCGTCGCCAGTCATCTCGTTGCTCCCATTCACCGTTGATTTTCTGCTTAACGTCTACCACACCACTCTGGGCGAGTTCAAGCACGACTTGAGAAAGCTTCCACAGCACGCGGTTGCGTTTGAGGTGATCACCGAAGATCGACACCTGCGCAGTACCGTCGAGCGACACTACGAACAGGAAGTCAGGGTCTTCGTCCGGTAGTTCTTCTTCCATCACTTTGCCTCATCCCAGTTGCTACCCAAGGTTCCGTCAGCTAGAACAGGCACCTCCAGCGTCACTGCCTGCTCCATGATGTGTCGAAGCTCCTCAAACGCCTCGTGCCCCTCTTTCGTGCGAGGCACTGACGAGTTCAGTTCATCATGAACTGTGAGGTGCGGCACGAGCACATTGAACACGCCGGCGTCCCACGCGTCGACCATGGCCTTCTTCATCAGGTCGGCGGCCGAACCTTGAAGCAGGGCGTTTAGCGACTTGTGAGTGAACGACCGACGTGGGCGCTTCGTGACGCGGCGCGTGCTGAGAACGGCGTCTAGCAGCTTCTCGTCCACAAGCTCCTTGACAACCTCACCCTTGTCGCCCCGGTACTCTACCTCGAAAGTCGGGAACCGACGCTTTCGACCGAGTATGGTGCGGATAAAGCCGCGCGACGCAGCAGCGCTCGACGCGCGCTCGAGCATGGATCGGATGAAAGGCGCGTTCGCGTGGAACTTGTCCATGATCGCTTGCGCGTCGGACATCTCGACGCCGAGCGACGCAGCCAGCTTCGGCACCCCCATCCCGTAGACGACGCCGAAGTTCACGTTCTTCGCCTGCTTGCGAGGCACACCAGTCAGGTCAGACGCCATCTGGTGGAAGTCGGTGCTCGGGTCCTGACGGTACATGCGAACTGCTTCCGAGGCGTCGATACCTTTGGTGCTGGCCGCGTAGTGCACGAGCAGTCGGTACTCGATCTGCGACCAGTCGAGCGACCCCCATTGCATCCCCTCTTCCGGTATGAACATGGAGCGCATGAGCGGTCCGAGTTCAGGATGGCGAGCCGGGATGTTCTGCAGGTTCGGGTTAGAGCTCGAGAAACGACCGGACACGGTCCCTGACTCGTCTGACTTGAGCTGGTTGAACATGCAGTGGATGCGGCCGCCAACGTGCCCCTGCAGGATGTAGGAGTCGATGAAGGTGCCGGCCGTTTTGTCATACTCGCGCGCCCGCATGATTAGTTGCGCGATCTCGTGGTTGCACGCCTTCAGCCAGTCTTTCTTGAATGATGGCTTGCCCGTGGCTGTCCTCTCGTACTCAAGTCCTAGCGCGTCGAAGCCAACAGAAATCGAGTCCGCCGACCAGATGTCCACCGACGTGCCCGCCATGTCGCGCAGCTTTGCCTCGATCTCGGCCTTTTCCTTGCGAAGGCGATCCGACGAGTCCTCGGCTTTCTTGACGTTGACGCGCACCCCTTGGTAGCGCATTTCCAGGAGCAGCGGCGTCAATGCGGCTTCGATACGGAAAAGCTCGAGCAGTTCGTCCTGTTCAAGCTTCGACTGCTGCTTGTCGAAGACCCGCCAAGCGAGCGTTGCGTCATCCTCGGCGTAGACAGATGCGTGCGACGGATGCACCCGGTGCATGTTCTCGATGTAGCCTTGGCCGTAGAGCTTGACCAACTCGTCGTAGGACTTGGTGAGGTTCAGGTAGTCTTTGCAAAGCGCATCGAGCTTGTAGGTTAGGCGGTTCTCGTCGATAAGGGGCTCTGCTATCTGCACGTCGCGGAACTTCGCCTTCGGGAACACGATGCCGTGACGCGTGCGCAGCCAGTCTAGGTCGTACTGCAGGTTGGCGCCGACGATCTCACCTTCGAACTTCTGAGCTTCCTCGGCAAGCCGAGCGTAGAACTTGTCCGGGTCTTCGACGTTCGGGCCGACCTCGTGCTGAGTTGGGTAGTAACACGCGTCTTGTTCAGCATAGGCTATGGACACACCGACGACCTTGCCGTCCTTACGATGCGCACCGGGCCCGAACTGGTCGATGCCCGGGTCATGCGCCTCGATGTCCAGGCCAATGCGCTTCAGGCCGTCGATAGAGCGGTACTCAGGAGGTGCGTAGTCGCGGGGGAGCTCTCGAGGCACCTCAAAGTGCTTTCGCGCTTTCGCGGGTGTCTTCTGCTGCGGTTGAACATGCGCGAGATCAAAGAGACCTCCGTCGACTAGGCCGACCATCAAGCCATCCCCGCATACAGGTGAGCTTGAACCTGGAACCGCAGACCGTTCGCGACCGCGTAGCGGGCAGTGTGCTCGTGGTTCGCTTGGTTGGTAGTCAGGTCAAGCAGCCCGGGTTCCCAGAAGGAGATGACTTCCTCGACAGTCGAGCGCTGCTCCATGGACGTCGCGTTGCTCGTTCGCATGACTTTCGCTTTCCGAGGTTCGCGCGCGTAGACGTTCATAGGCGAGACGAACACGTCGCCCGGGCTACTTAGGTTCCAGTCGAGCGCCCAGTCGGGAATGGACGAGTAAGGGGACGATGGGTCCGCGCACATCACGAACTTGAGACTGTCCGCGCGCTCGAGAACCTCATCTCGCGGCGTCAAGTAGCGCGTGGCCACGCCTCGCTTCTCCATGCACTTCGGCGACACGACTAGGTGGACATCGTCGGGAAGCGGTTGCAGAAGCGTGCCGTTGCTCTCGATCTGGATGTTGCGCCACAGCCCAACTTGCGTCTCGAGCCACTCGCCGAGCTCTTTCTGGAGCAGCGGCTCGCCGCCGGTGATCACCAAGACGTAGTCCTTCGCTTCGAGCGGCGTCTCGAATACCAGGTCGCCCAGATGGTCGTTTAAACGGTCGAAAGTCAGCCAGTCTCCGGAGTCGAAATAAGTGTCGCAGAAAGAGCACGCCAGGTTGCACTTCGCGAGGCGCACGAAGACGGCAGGAAGGCCCGAAAATGGACCTTCCCCTTGAAGCGTGACGAAGCAGGAAGTCACGTGGAGAACGCCTTCTTCGGCAAAGTGTCGCTGACCCACTCGCTCGTTGAGGCCGAACATTCAGGACCTCGCCGCTAGACGCTTGGCTCGATCCTCGGCCGTCTCGCCGGAATACCAGCGGCCGTTGGCGCGCCGCTTCTGGTCGTTGAGGCGCTTTTTCCACTCCTTGGCCGAAACCCCGTAGACGTCGATCACGTCCACGTCACGCCCGCGCTTGTTCTTGCGCTTGATCACCGTCCCATCCTTGCGACGTGCGGTGTGCTCTGTTCGCGGGATCGCGACGACTTTGGGCTTGCAGCCGAGCAGGACGCTGTCCGGAATACCGCGGGTCTGAAGGTGCGGGCCGATCTGGTTGATGCCCATGGTCGCGAGTAGGCGCCCCATCGCACCCGGGATCGCGCCGCTCTTGTCGTCGCGCATCTTCGACATGAGTTTATCGAATAGTTGCATAGGTTACTCCTGTCGCGTGCGGCCTGCGATGAGGCCAAGTGAGCCCCGGGCCGTGCGAAACGGAACCGGAGACGGATAGCGGTCAAACCCGATTTCTTGAGCTCGGGACATGACCGCGGTGAGATCCTTCGTGCCGAACAGGGCCGAGTTCTCGAGGTCACCGAGATTGGTGTCTAGGGACTCGCTGTGCTCGATGTGACGCAGCGTAGTGTAGATGTGGTTCGGGTTGATCTCGATGAAGCCGTCTGAGTAACCGACGGCCGACATGAAAGCACTACGGTACTGGTCACCGATGCTCTGCAACCCGGTCCAGTCGTTGACGCTGTCCACCATGTGGACAGCCTGATCTGGCATTTCAGGGTTCATGCGAGCCGCATGCGCCCAAGACCCGTCTCGGAACTCGAGCAAGACGCTGCGCTTGTCATGCCCCCACGCCTCGAGATCCGCGCGTCTGAGGCGGATGTAATCGACGACAGCCCGTGGTAGGGTGACACCGTGGAGACCCGAGCTTTGCCGCAGCTCTGAGCGCAGCAGAACGGTGCTATTCGTTGCGGTGATGCGGCAGCCATCGAACCGCGCGCTACTCGACCAAGGACGCGACGGATGACCTTCGGTGAAAGGCCAGACGTCGTCTAGCGCGTCGCCCAGGTCTTCGGGGTCTGCAATAGGAGATGTCTCGATGTCTGGCTTGGTCACTTCGCGCTCAGCGGAAAGTCGCTTCAGCCGAGTGTTTCCGTTCTTCGACTTCAGGGTGACGTAGGACGCCCCGACTGACAGCTCAGCATCCGGGACCTTGCGGAAGGCGAAGTCGAGGTCAACTCCCGTGACAGAGAAGTCCTTGGCATCGACCGGTATGCTGACCGCCATGATCGCGTTCTTCGCTTGCAGTCGACCCTCCTTGACCGTCACAGCGGCGTCCGCATCAAGCACGGCTTGGAAATCGCACGCGTGCTTGACTAGCGCAAATTGTTCTCGCATGCTCGTCTCCGTTACGTGCTCGGCCAGTTCTCTGGTAGGCGCCAGAGGTTGTGGCCGGCGTCCTCAATCGCCCACAGCACGGCGGCACAAGCCTCGACGTCCACCATCGCATCATGCGCCCCTTCAAAGCCCATTGGATCGACCAGCGCGCGGTATGACTCGTCTAGAGTCGGGAACTTGAAACCGTACTTGCCGGGCAACTGTAGCACCGGCTCGAGGGTCTTCATAGTGCAGAACTTGGGTGTTTCCCAATATGCTTGTTGAGGCGCCGCGATGCGCGAGTAAGCGGCGCGCATGATCGGATCATCAAACCCCATGTTGTGCGCCACGATGCGGTCCGCTTTCTTCACCATGTTGTTGAACGCGGCGACGCCGACCTTGTAGGTCGTCCCTGCTCGGTCGACCGTCTCTTGAGTGATCCCGGAGTCGATGAAGAACTTCTCGGTTGGTATGGTCGCAACGCCGCCGTGCGCGTCGAGCGGTTCCATGAAGTAAGAGCAGTGCGCCACGGGACGACGGCCCCAGTAAAGGATAGCGGCGATCTGCACAAGCGACGGCTCTTGAGTGAGCGGTACGTTCTTTCCTTTAGGTCGCATGCCGTTGGTCTCTGTGTCAAAGACGAGCGTGGTCACATCAGTCATGAACACCCTCTTTGTGCTTGGTGGCGCGCGACTCAGAGTCCTGCCGCCAGTCTCCCCACTCTCGCAACTCGTTCTTGTCGCGTTTGGTCGTGAGCACGCTCAACGCACATTGCGCGATGAAGTCGCTCGTAGGTTCGCCGTAGCGCACAACGATCACCCCATCTTTGACGAGTTTAGGCTCCTGATCCAAACCCAAGATCCGGTAGTGCTCTCGAAGATACTCGCGGACCGAACGCAGCAGGCCGTCCTGCGCGAGTAAGACGATGTCCGCCCATTCTCCTGCGCGGTCATCATGGGTCTTGGCGGATTCAACTTCGTTAATCTCCTCCTCGATGTGTGCAAGCACGCCGGCGCGGCGCTCCCCCGGACCGAACGCCATGCGCCCCCACGCACATTGCCGTGCCAAGAAATCAAAATGGTCAGACATAGTAGGTGAGCTCCTCTTCGGCTCTCGTCACCACGGTGTAGAGCCAGCGTCTGCGTTGTAGTCGGTCGTTTACGCGCATCCGGTCGTCCGCGATGACGACGTGGCGCCATTGAGAGCCCTGCGACTTGTGCCCGGTGATGCAGTAGCCGTAGTCGAAAGCTTGAACGCCATCAGCACGAAGGAAAATGGTGCGCTGCTCATAGTTCTCCTGGAAGAGCCCTGGGTCGCAGATGATCTGACCTTTCGTCCCATCGTAGTCGACTTCCAGGTGCAGCAAGTTGCCTTTCTTGAACGAGTCACGCGCGGCACGGCACGTCACCCCATTCAAGTATCCCTTATCATGGTCGTTGCGGCGACAGATCAGCTTGTCGTCGGCGAGTGGGTACTTGTCGGTGAATCCGATGAACTTGCGCATGGCGCGAGTAAGGCGGTGCCTCGATTGGTTAGAGCCCGTAATGACCTGCCCCGCGTTCAGCGCAACCTCCATATCCCACTCAGACTTGCGCTTGATCCTGACCAACCCGTCGCCGAACTCACCGAACTTCACACTGCCGCCTTGCCTGATCTCGTTCGCGAGCCAGATAATGGGGCTGTCAGCGGCTTGCCGGTGAATCTCCTCGAGGACGAAGTCGTAGTCGTTAGATGTCAGGTGCGCCTTGCCCTTGACAGGAGGAAGCTGCCCTGGGTCACCCAGATACAGGACCGGTACTCCATAGGACTCGAGGTCCTTGCCCATACGAGCATCTACCATGGAGGACTCGTCAACTATGACAAGATCAGCATCCTCGATCTCGCAGTCTGATTTTCGCTCAAAAACAGCAGACGATTCTTCCGTTGCTTTGTTGAGCTCACGTTGCCAGGTGCTCAGCTTCTGCTGGTCGGGTTGCTGCTTCTCGGCTTCCTGCTCTATCAAGCGTTGCAGCTCTTCGACCTGCTCCTGACCGACGTTTCCTTTCGGCTGGTAGATCAGCTTGTGGATCGTCGTCGCGCCAGGGCATCCTTTCTCGCGAAGAACAGAGGCGGCCTTACCGGTGAAAGCCGCGAACTTGACCTCACCGCCTAGGCTTTCCGCGATGTGACGTGCGAGCGTCGTCTTACCAGTGCCTGCGTATCCGCCTAGTGCGAAACGCGTCGTTTCCCTGTTCTTGAGCCACCTGTCGATCTCGAGTAAGGCGCGTTCCTGACCCGGTGACCAATCCATTATAGTCCTCCGAACAGGAACTGCTGTGCTGGTTCCTTCTTGTAGTCCTTCGCCCACTCAGCGAACACAACGAACTCAGCCATGCAGATCAGGTTGCGAACGCGCGAGTCCCACCGGCAGACCTCGAAGGGAAAGCCTAAGCGCTCGACGCGCTCCCGAACGTAGGCCTGCTGCTCCTCGGGTAGAGTCCAGAAGTGCTTGCCTTGGTCAGCCAAGTGTCCTCCGAACAAAGGAAGAGCGTCCTCATGAACACCGGCGCGAATGAGGGTGTCCGAAACGTCCGCGCAGGACGTATCTACGGTGCACCCGAGCTCTGCTGCGCTGACAAGCGACCCGTCACTCGTGCGCGCCCGAGCCTCGACGCTGATGCTCACCCCTTCGAGCGAGACAAAGTAGTTCATATAGTGCGGCTCTGCTTTCCGACCTCCGGTGTGCGCTTGGTCATGGAAGATGTCTATCATACCGAAGCCGCCGTGCTGCACCCACGCCGCGGAGTCGCCCGAGTACCAAGGCACGTTGCGCACCATTCGATTACCGGTCGTCGCGAGGCCGTGGGTGACGATGTGCGGCCAACGGTCCTTGATGATTGAGTGCGCGTCGCGTGACCAGTCGACACGCTTGCCCTCTGGTAGGTCGTTGCGCGGCGAGACACAGATGTAGTTGTGTTTGCCGTCTACCTGCTCGACGCACTCACCGAGACGGTCGAAGCTCTCCCCTTGGTGAAAGACGGGCAGGATGATGTTGCCGAACTCCTCGGTCAGGAGCTTGTAGTTGATATCTGAGATGCGGACCGCTTCCTCGATTTCTTCAGGGGTCGGATCGCGGCCACGTTCCCCTGGGATGACGTCCAGGTTGATGCCCCAGATCTCATCGAACAGGCCGTCTGCGGCTTCGATGAACCGGGAGTACTTGCGCTTCACGTCGTCGACTGTGACGGTCTCACCTTTGTTCCAAGCCGTGAAGGCGCCGCTATCAAGCAGGATGGCTCTTGGGTAGGGCTTGCCGCGCAACGTCTGGCAGACGCGCTCCAGGATCTCAGTCGTGTCCCAGTCTTCCGAGCGCGCAAACTCCTTCTGCTGTTCGCGTCGCTGCGCGTCGCGCTTCTTGATGTTATCGACGTGCTGAGGATACGCTTGCAAGTAAGCGTCCGCGTCGAGGATCCCAGCGTGAAGGTCCTTTACCCACCGCAGGACAGCTTTCTCATAGTCCCCGTGCATCGAGAAAAGCCGGTGCGTGTTCATACGGTTCTCGACGGTCTGGTAAGGATCGTTGCGCGGCGTGCCGGACATATACAGATGCACTGGTGCGTTCCTCAGCTCACCAGGTCGTCGACTTGTCGCTCGAAGTCGTCGCGCGCCTCGTCGAGGTTGTCTATGGACGTTTTGCTCATCGCGTTGCGAAAGCGAAATGTTGCCTCGATGAGTTCCCGCGGAATTTCTGCGTTGCTCGCTGTGTTATCGAGGAACCTAGACTGGGCGTCGGTGAAATACATGGCTAGCTCCGTTACTGTGTCGTTACAGTAATTTGAGTGAGGCCCGCCTTCAACACCAAAAGCGGGCCTTACCTGGATCAGTGCGGTTCGGGCATATGCGCGTCCGAGCCGCGCTGGTACTCCATGCTAGGATTGATCGAGATGCCGCCGCGAGGAGTGAACTCGCCGGTGACGCGCATCCACTGTGGATCGAGGAGCGTCACGAGATCGCCCAGAATGCGCGCTACGCAGGCCTCGTGGAAGTCTTGGTGGTTGCGGAAGGAAGCGAGATAGAGCTTCCAGGACTTCGACTCGACGCACCACGAGAGCGGGACGTACTCGACGACGATCCGAGCGAAGTCCGGTTGACCGGTCTTCGGGCACAGCGACGTGAACTCCTTGGGGTCCTCATAGCCACCGAGCTGGATCACCGGAAGACCGTTCGCGAGAAGGTTCATCGGGTTGCGGAAACGCTCGAGAAGGTCGCTGTCGGCCGGCTTGAAGTTACCGAAGTCGGACGACCCCGACCCGAGGTGCTTGAGGCTGGTTGCGTCGGAAGACGTTTTGCTCATGTTGTTACTCCAGGAACAGAGGGTGTTGATGGGGTCCGGTCTCGACGTATTCGATGGCCGGCTCTAGTCGATGGGGCACCTCGAAGTACTCCATCCACGTTCGCAAGCGACGCAGCCGCCTTGCCGCGTCAGCCGTCGTCTCCGCGTCAGCGTCTGTCATCTCGCACAGTGCCCCACGCTCGCCGTCGATCCTGAGCATCGCCCAGCCACGACCGAAGAGCTTTTGGGTGAGATGGTTCGGCTTGTCGTCCGCCGCGAACTCGAGAAAGCGCATGAGCTCGAAGTCGCAGGAGAACGGTTGCAGGCCGTGAATGCCGCACCGACCGAACAACTCGCCTTCCTCGCGGATGACGTTTCGGCAGTGGTAGCTCTCGTGATCCGATTGCAAGTCGGACCAGATGAGGAAGCTCTTGCCATTCACCTCGACGTAGCGCTCAACGAGGTCTAGCGGAGGCTTGTCCTCGGTAGGCAGGTAGTCGAGCGAGAAGCGAGGACAGCAACCGGCGCAGCGGGCGGGACACGTGAAGCCTCGGAAGATCTTAGGCGACACGCGGACGGCTTTCGGCGTGTAGGTCTTGCCTTTGTAGGTAAAAGGCTGCGCCGCCATGACGGCAAAGTAGGTGCCGACGACCTTGTCCAGTGTGTCGCGCTGCGGCATCAGATTGGCGTCGTCGTCTTGGCTAGCATCAGGAACTCCTGGCGAGCATCAGGTTCCTGCTTGATGCAACCACGCAGAGCGGAGGTCGTCGTCGAGCACCCACGGTGCTGGATCCCTCGCGACTCAACACACATATGGCGTGCGCGCAACAGGACGCCTACTCCCTTCGGTTCGAGGCAGTCTTGAAGGGCGTCCGCGATCTGGTTGGTCAATCGCTCCTGCACCTGCAGGCGCCTCGCGTAGAGGTCGACCAGTCGGTTCATCTTGGAAAGTCCCAGGACCTTACCATTCGGGATATAGGCGACCGACGCGAGGCCGAAGAAAGGCGCCATATGATGCTCACAGTGCGAGTAGAACGGGATGTCTACCTCGATGACCATCTCGTCTACGCCCTCGGCACCATCCGTGAACACCTTGAGGACTTCCTTCGGGTCGCGAGTGTAGCCGGAGAACCAGGTCTCCCATGCTTTGACGACACGCCGCGGCGTCTCGAGCAGTCCTTCACGCGTCGCGTCGTCGCCGACGACCTCGAGGGAACGCGTCACCACATCGAACGCGCTCTCGTCGTGGTCGTCGATGACTTCCCATGGGAACACGAGCCAGTCGGGGTTCATGACAAGACCGACCTTGTTCTCGTGCTGAGGGCTTTTCGCGAACAAGGCGAAGAACGGCTTGCCGGCGGCGCGGTGCCGAGTCATTGTCGACCCCGAGTCGATCAGGTCGTCCACAATGACATCTGCCTCCGCGAGATCACTCGTCGCCATGATGTTGACCTTGGTCGACCGCTCAGCTGCGCGCTGCAAGGCGAGCAACGCGGGCACCCCACCGCGAGGCACTGGATATGCCTTGATCTCGGCAGGCGCAAGAGCGGCGCGCTCTATGCGGTTCATGAGTAGAGAGGCCGCTTGCGCGACCTCCCCATAGGTGACGATGCGCTTGGTCACGCAGGCACCTCCTCGAGCTCTGCTTCCTGCACGAGCGAGATGTAGTCGTCGACCGTCCAGGTGTTGCGGTTGCCCGCAGGCCCACGTTCCACGACCTCGCGCGCAACGTCGTAGTTCGACGACGCGGGCAGCTCACCCAGCGACTCGCACGCCGCGCGGAGCCAGATCGGGTCCGCGACACCTGCGGCCTCGAACCCCCGCTCCCGGAGCTTAGTCGCGTGGTCGGCGCCCGTGGGCGGATACTGACCATCGTAGGCGGTATGGGAGTAGGCGAGCGCGTTCATGCACCCAGGCAGGCGACGCGCGAGGTGGACGCTCTCCGCCTTGGTCAGATCCATCAGCGGGGTGTGGATCTTGCAGGGGCCGATGGCGCCGTCTTGACCCGTGAACGTCCCGCGATTGATAGTCTCCTCGAGCGAGTCGATGAAGGTCTGACGGCAGTCGGGATAGCCGCCGAAGTCCTCCTGGCAGACACCGGTCACCATGTTGTGGCAGCCGTTGACGTAGGCGCGGTTCGCCGCGATGGTCAGGAACAGCTGGTTCCGCATGGGAACGAAGGTCTTCTCGAGGCCGCCGGGCAGGTTGCCGTCCTCATACTGCTCGAGGGCGTTGTCCGACACGAGCGGCGAGGTGCCTTTCAGGATGGGGCCAAGTTCGATGACCTCGTGGGAGTCGGCTTTGGCGAGTTGCGCGATCTTCACCGCCGCGTCGATCTCGGCACGGTGGCGCTGGTTGTAGTCGAAGGTGACCGCGTGAACCTCGAGGAAGTTCTGCTTTGCCCAGAAGAGGGCGGTGGTCGAGTCCTGCCCACCGGACAGGACGACGAGTGCTTTGCTAGTCATGAAGTGGTTTTCCTTTCCTGGTACCCACCACAGGTGAAGCACGTTTAAACGTGCGATTGAACGTGAAACGCGGCGCCACGTAAGCGCCGCGTCAGTCACGTTATGGTGCGCGCCCCGCGGGGCGCAACCGATGAGTTAGGACTTCCTGCCTTTTGCCTCGAGCGGCGCATCATAGCCGTCGGGAAGGACGAGATGGTAGCGAGCCGTGTCGCCTTCCCACTCGGTGCGCACGCCGTAGCCCTTCTGCCGAACGTCATAGTACAGGGCCGAACGGATGGAGTTGTCGTCCCACGAAACCCCATCCCGCCGGACGCAGACGGCGCGAAGGTCGTCCATCGTGGCGCCTTTCGTGAGCAGGTCGATGATGGCTTGCTGCTTCGACCCGACGCGCGCCTGGATCAGCGTGGGCATTGGATCGACGTTGATCTCGCCGGACTTGCGCGACTTGCGCTGCTCCTTGGGCTGTTCCTTCGGCTCAGGTGCCTTCTCCTCCAGGTCGGGCTGGATGATGAACCCGGTCAGCTCCTCACCGACCACGTTCTTGGCTTCCGAAGGCGTCAGATCCACGAAAACGACGATGCCAAAGCGGCCATCAGCGGTCTCGCGCACGTCGGTGCCGGTCGCGAAAAGAACGTCGCCGTGAGCGTCCGAGTGCTTCGCCAGGTCGCGCTTGACGGCTTTCCTTGCGCCTTTTGCGTCCGAGAAAGTGCGTGGCTCGTCTGCGTGTGCGATGAATTGGGTAGCCATGGTAAGTCTCCGTTGCTTGAGGTTGATGGATCAGCGTGCGGTGTAGCCGCAATGAGTGGCGGCAAGTTCAGGATTGCACCGCACGAATTGCGCAAGGTCGAGTTCCTTGTGCATCTGCGCTTGGCTGTCGAAGTGCGGTGACACGCGCTCAATCAGTCGCAGACCTTCTTTCGGAGTGATCTGCTTCGCAGCCATCGCTGCGTAGACCTTGTTGGCATAGGTTGCGGCTTTGCGACTGGTCATGTCGTGTCCTCCGTTGCTATAACTAAGTTATATGCGACGAAGGAGGCGGGTGCAACCGGAAGTCGCACCCGCTACCTGAAAAGTTTACCTTTTGAAGACGGCCGAGTTCGCTCCGTGCTCCATCACCTCGACAGAAGCCAAGCGAACGCGGTCGCCGTAGCCGGCATCCTTGAGCCAAATCTCTGTGGTCTCGAAGATGAGCTCCGCGAACGCCTCGCACCCGTTAGCGTAGGTGACTACCATGTCGATGATGCCGCGGGCGTCGGCCTCCCGGAACCAGTCGATGTGCGGGTCATCATGAGCGACCAGCGTCTTGTGGTCGAAGGTGTCCTCGAGCCGACCTTTGAGCGTCTTGAGCGACCCGAAGTCGACCACCCAGTTGCGCTCGTCGAGGCTGTCGGCCTCGAAGACAAACTTGATCGCCAGGGCGTAGCCATGAAGGAAGCGGCAGTGGGAATCCGCTCGCCACTGACGGAAAGCGGCGGAGAGGCCGAGGTTGTGCCCGTAGGTCTTCGTCGACTGGTAGGTCATCAGAGGTGCTCCTTGAGATTCAGCTCACCCCAGTGGGTGAACCAGGTGATGCCGTTCGCACTGGCGTCTGAGCGCTGCCGGCTGTTGTGCGACGTTTGCCGCATGAAGGTTTTGTGCCCCGCACGGACCCCGATCAACGCGTTCTTGAGGTTGTCCTCAACCCAGATGCAGGGAGGGTTGAACGCGCGAAGAATCTGCTCCTTCGATTGACCGAGGTCGAGGCAGATGACGGAGTCGAAGACGTCCCCAAAGTGCTTCTGCAGGTTTGCTTTGCGCATCTGCACTGTAAACCAGTCGCTAGAGCAGGAGGTTACGACGTGCAGGCGAGCCCCTCCTTCATACAAAGAGGCGATGGCTGGTTCGGCACCCTCTACCGGTGGTAGGTCACCGAACGCGCGCGACGAGTTGAAGTCTTTGATTAGCCGGGCCGTATGTTGAGGATCCGTGCCGAGCCAGTCGTCCAGGACCCACTCCTGCGGACCACGCGGACAGATGTAGCGTTCAAGTGTGCTGCTGCAGTGGGCCTTGAACCCTTCGAGCCAGTTCAGAAGAACGTCATCGCAGTCAAGAAGAACAGTTTTCACATCAGTATCCTTTCTACCCGGTAGTTGGCTCTCGCCTTTGAGTCAAGGAAAATGAGCCGGTTTCTCGCGCGCGACATGCCAACGAACAGTGCGCGGAGCTCTTCAGGGGACTGGTCGATCCACGACTGGTAAGTTCGCGCCGTCAGCTTCTGCCACAGCACGACGTTGTCTGCTTCGCCACCTTTTACCGCATGGATGGTGGAAGCTGTTATGCGAGGTGGCGCTATCAGGCTCTCGTCGCGCGCTCGCATGGCCTGGATGTATTCGCGCATACCGGCAGAGATCGAGAGAGTGTCGAGCCAAGAGGCGGACGCGTCGAAACCGGTGCAGCACAGGTCAGCGAGCGAATATGTCTCAGACGCGTCGAACACGGGCGCTGAGCTGGGGCGATTGCGGGCCGGGATGTGTTCCCAGACGTTGCGAAGCGCGTCGCCGGTGAACCGCTTACCTTTTCGAAGGTTCTCGTAGACGAGAACGGCCTTGACTGACGGAGTGTCTACCGACGACTGCATACCGTCCTTGGTAGGGGACCAATAAGGAAATCCTTCTTGGCGAAGCCACTTGGTCAGCGAGCGCACTAGCGCGTTTGTTCGCGCAAGCAGATACCACGTGCCTTCTTTCATGTCTAGTGAGTCGAGGCTGGTGGTGTAGTCGACGTCTCCGCCTTCTACACCAGGCTCCCAGTCTTTCGGGTACCGATCCTGCACAAGAGATATGACCTTCTCGCACGCACTATAGGTTGCGCGATTGAGTCGATAAGACACAGGCAAGACGCGCCGGTCGGCGTCTAGGTTCAAGAAGTGTTGTATGTCGGCTCCGGCCCACGTGTAAATAGCTTGGTCGTCGTCACCAGCGAAATATACGTCGCGCGCATTCTCCATCATCTTCTCGACCATGCGCCACTGCAACGTTGACAAGTCTTGAGCCTCGTCCACGATGAGCAGCTCAAAACTGGGAACGCTGGCCTCCTTGTCGAAACGCTCGATCATGTCGGTGAAGTCCACGACGCAAGCTTCTTCCTTGAACTCCTGAAAGTCGTCGGCGATCTTCCTGACGTAGGCAAGCTCTAGACCAAGATCGACGGTGACGTCTTCCAGTGGTTTGCGCTTGATACGCGACAGCGAGATAGCGTTTAGTGCTTCTTCGTCGGTTGTCCTTGCTGCCGGGATGACCTGGTCAAATTCGTCGATCCACTCCTCTGACAGGTTCAACCCTTCGGCCTTAGCATACTCGCGCAACTTCACGTTGTCGAGAATCTGGGACCTGTCCGCATCAATGTGTGAGAACGCGAACGAGTGCAGTGTCTTGAAGTGTGGTATTTCCTCTTGTGAGATGCCGAACTTCTCGACCATGCGAGATCGCGCCTCCTGCGCAGCTTTGCGCGTGAAGGCGACAAAAGCGATCCTGTCTGGTGGCACACCGTCCGCGAAAGCCTTCTCGACGATCTCGAGCAACGCGGTCGTTTTGCCGCACCCAGGTCCGCCCAAGATGAGTGTCGGTCTAATCCTCCCCATCTTCGTCGGTATCTTCGCGTTCGACCGCCATGAGAGACTCGAGGTCTTGTAGCCAGACGATATAGGGTTCAATCTGCTTGTTGCCTCGGTGGGTGTTCTTACCTACTTTCACACCGAAGTCGCTTCTCAGGATGTCGGAGATGATGGACTTCTGGACGTTGATTCCGTTAGCCCTGACGAGATCCGTGAAAGACCCTAACTTGAACTCGAAGTAGGTGCCGTCGGGCGTGTCAACGCGCAGTGCGCGCCCGGCGTGGATGCCCGCGTCGTTCTTGCCTTTCTCAATACCTTTATTGGTCACGAAGTCGTAGAGAAGGTTGAGCAGATCAGACCTCAAGTCGGTCCCCGGCGCAGGTTCAACCGTGTCTGCTTTCGCCAGTAACCGACCGATCATGTCTCGGAACTTCTGTTCCTGCATTGTTGGCCACATCTCGTCTGTGTCGTTGATCACCTTCCTCGCAAAAGCGGATTGCGAGTACAGCGTCTCGACGTCCGGGATATGCACTCGCTTCCCGTTCACGTTAAGGTAGTATTGTTTGTCCTTAGACTGGACGATAGTGAACCCGGAGATCTCGGACTCGTCGTTTTGCCCAGTTCCAACGCCAAAGCGACGCTTGAGGCACAGCTTACGATTGCAGAAGGACTTAAGTGGGTCTTTTGTGCACTGGTACCCCCACTTGCCTTTCGCCCCTTGGTTTGCCAGTCGCTGCATAGCGGCGTCACCGAGACCCTTAGTCTCTGAGTCCCAGTCAGAACCGTGCAATAGCATGCCCCAGTGACCTTGGGCCTCGCTGAGCTTCGCGTAGAGGTGCGTTGCGTCAACGTTAGCGTCTGCATCGTTCTTGGACATGCGTCGCCTAAGATACAGGGCGACGTTGAAGAACGTCACATCACGCGCGCCTTCACGCAATTGCGGATATGTCAACTCCATCTTCTTGCGGTATTGATCTTCGTTAATCACTCCTTCGCGAAACTCCTTCTCGATCCTCTCACGCTGCTCGGGACGGTCTGAGCAAAGCGTCTGCAGGCAAGGAGGTCCGTCCTTGAAAAGGGCTGTCTGGTCTCCGTCGGCCCTTTGGTCCTTAGCTCCCGGGTTCGTGTTCTCGCGAAGATAGTCGTCCGTGACCAGAGCAGCTTGCGCCTCTGCAAGGTCGAGGAACTGCTCAAACTCGATTTCCAGGAACTCATAAACGGATCCCTTACGGTTCGGAACGACCGCGCGTCGCGTGTCGCCGAAGTAGGGCAGGTTGATCCAGTTGCCGGTATCGCCTTCGCTGTGACGTTCGGTCTGCTTTGGAAAAATCTCGGAGCTCGACACACCCAGCATGGCTGCATGAGACTTGAGGTAGTTCGCTGCAAGCTTGGCCGACACGCCCTCGGCCGAGAACAACCATACGTGGATGCCGCCAGACTTGGAACGAGTCAAGATCAGTGGGGTGTCGAATAATGCGAGTGCGACGTCTTCATGGGTCAGCTTCTTCTGTTCTTTTTCGGCCTGACCGTAGACGTCGATGTCTATCGCCGCGAAATTGACGCGGTCGTCTTCCTTCAACGGGATGACGCCAATACCGACCCGTCCTTCGACGTGCGACGTATAGACCTCCTGCGTGATGGCCTCGTCTGCCGTTCTCGCACGGCCCGCGACTTTCTCTCCGGGTTCCACGGATCCCGTTATGTCATAGCGCCCATAGCGCTTTGAGTACCCTTGGAAAAGGCGTGCGAAACGTTCGGCGTTTGTCAAGACGTTCTCCCAGTTGCTAAACGTCACGGGCGACACGTTTAAACGTGCCGCCCGAAGTGCTCGATCAGAATGGTACTTCGCCGCTGTCGTCGGTGTCGGCCGACGAGGGGTCGACCGGGTTCTGCTCGCCCTCGGCTTTCGAGAAGTCGACCTGGTGCTCGCCGGCCTTGACGCCTTCCAAGAACGACTTGGCTTCGTGGAACAGGTCCATCCGGCCTTCGGTGACCACGTCCGAATACTTCTCGAACTTCCAGACGTACCACGACCCCTGGTCGTTGGTGCGCTGCTGCGTCGTCACGTTCCAAAGAGCGAAGAAACGCGGTGGCTTGCGCCCGTCAGGGAGACGCTGCTTGTCGATCATCGCATTGAAGTCCTTGGACGGCTTGATCTGGGTCGAGGCCATGGTCAAGACCGCCGGCCAGAACGAGCCATCGGACTCGATGACGAACACGAAATGGGTGTGTGTATCGTTGAGCTGGTTGCCCGGCGTGCCGACGGGGCTGCCTTCCTGGATGATGTCCAAGTTGGACTCGTTGCGTCGCGTGATCGCGCCGAGGCCGGCCTCGACGGGATGCTCCTGAATGAAACCGCCGCCTTGCGAACGAGGAACCCACTCGATGAAGGACCGCTTGTAGTGGATCGGCAGGATCCGCACGCCGGTCGTCGGGTTGTCGTCATCGTCGCGCGTCTTCCAGAGCTCTTGCGTGACCGTGTTGAACAGGTCGGAAGGCTCGGCGCCCTTGATGAACTCGGGCTTGCCCTTCGTGCACTGCGGCGAAAGCTGCTGCAAGATCTGCAGGAAGGGAATGGACATATCGTCCTTGCTCATCGTCTCCTGGTGCTGTTCGCCGGCGCTGGCGAGCTCATCCAGAAATTCGGCAGGGAGTTGGGTTTCCTTGGGCTTCGACACCGCAGTGCCTGCCTTCTTCGCTTCGGCCATCAGAAATCTCCTTCTTGGACCTTCGTTACTTCACCGTTGCTTTGGTGAATTGGAACGCACCGAAGATAGACAAGTCGTCGGACTTGCCTTGCGCGATGCGCGTGCGGAGCGCCTTCTTCACAGTGGCCGTTGGTATGTCTTCCTCCACCGATGCCTTGACGCCCATCTCCTCCGCAGCAGACAGAAGCGCTTTCGCTGCGTTGTCGTTGCCGCGGCCTAAGTCGGCGGTGAGCTTGTTGCTGACCGCCGCATCATAGCCCCAGGACCGCATGATCGAGATGACCGAGGTCTTGTGCTTCCGCGGAACCGAAACCTTGAGATCTTCTTCATAGGAAACGGTCATCCCGTTGTCGAGCTTGAAGCTACCAATGCCGGCGGCTTTCAACGCCGCGGGCAGTTCGTTCTCTTGCACGCGGCGCAGTTGCTCTTTCGCGTCCTTCAGCGAGGACTCGATCTTCGAGACCTCAGCCTCCAGTTCGAGTTGCTTGGTCGCGAGAGCGCGAACGTCGGCAAGATCGGTAGAAGGCTGCTGACCAGCCTCTGCGAGTTCGTCCAGGTCGTGGTGCATGTTGTCTCCGTTTGTCAGTGGTCGAACAGTTGAATAGACACCGGTGCGTAGGCGCGCACAGCGCGATCCCACATCAGGTAGTTGAACTTTCCGTCGGTGTAGTCGGCAAGGATGCTGGCTGCGATAACCATACCGAGAGGATCACCACCGGCCCAGACGATAAAGTCACCGCTGTTTGCTTCGGAAAGGACGCGATGAGCCCTGTCGATGGCTCGCTCACGATCTCGAACTGGAGGCGGATTGTCCGCGGTGAAGATGTAGACGACTTCTCCAAACATAGAAGCCGGGCTTACGTCGTAGGTTGCGCGACCTTCAGGCACGCGACTCTCATCGGGCTCGTTGACGATAAATACTTTTGTCATCCGTTGTGCCTCCGTTGTGTTGCTGTTCTACGTACTCAAACGCTTTCGGTCAACCACGACTTCAGAACGTCACCTGAAACTGCGGCGGACACGTCGCGCTTGTCCTTGAGTGCGCGCAACTGCGGCCTGTCTATCGTCCCTAGGCACTCGAGGTCGGTGATGGTGCAAGTACCGTTCTGACCGATGCGGTGAAAACGATCCTCGGACTGAAGGCGCAATCCTAGGTTGAAGGAGTTGTCAAAGTAGATCATATCCTGAGCTTGAACCAGGTCGATGCCAGTGCCGGCCGACATTGGGTTGCCTAGGAAGAACTTACAGTTGCCTTCTTGGAACTTCTGCAGGTTTCGTGCTTTCTGGTCGGCGGAAACGCCACCATGGTATTCGACAACCGACGCCTCGCCATATGCCTCGCGCACAGCAGCCGCGATCTCACGCAGACAGTAGCGCTTGTGTGACCAGATGATGCCCATGCCGCTGATCTTCTCCAGCTCCTGCATCAGTGCACTGATGCGTGGGTTGCTGTCGTCAAGCGGTATCCCCGGAACGTCCTCAGCCATCGGGTCTGCATCGTCAGGAACAACGAACCCGCAAGCGATCTGCTGCAACCTGACCAGCTTCGTCATCGCCATGGTCGCCGTCATCGTTTGACCACTCTCGAGCTCGACGAGAAACTCCTCGCTCATCGACTTGTAGGCTTTGCGCATCGCTTCGGTCATCTCGAAGGAGCGCATCCGGTAGGTCTTATCCGGTAGGTCCAAGCAGTCGGCTTTAACAAGCCTTGACCTGAATGGGTCAAGCATCTTCCTGAGCTCTTCCTCGTTCTTGAACCCGGTGACCGTGGTGACAGGTTTCTCAACCTTCCGCGACTTCTTCGTCGTCTTGTCGTACTCCCACGTCTCATAGGTCTTGTCGCCGACTTGCTCTTCGACCGCAAAGTGTGCCTTGAACGCATGGTAAGGCATATTCTGCACGATCTTCGCATCCAGGAACGTGTACTGGGACCATGCGTCGAGCGTCGAGCCGGTGGACAGTGTGCCGGTGGTGATGTAGCGGCGCTCCGCCATCTTTCCGAGTTTCATGACCGTTTTGGTGACGGCCGCTCCCGGTGTCTTTATGTGGTGGGACTCATCGACGACGATGGCAGCTTTGCGCGAGCGAAGGAAACGCTCGCAGAACTTCTTTCCTTTGGCGCGGTGCACAGACTCGAAGTTGATGGTCGCCACAGCGAAGCGGTCGCTCTTGTCGATAGCAGTCCGGCTGCGCGTGTTAGATCCATACCACATGCCAGCGTCAACGCGATCCGGGTTCCAGAAGGCCGCGTGCCATTTGCGTTTAGGAAAGTGAGTCGGAACCTCGTTTTCCACCCATTTGCGGTGAACACCTTTCAGCGTGATGACTAGAAGAGCATCAATCTCTCCTTTCGCGTAGAGCCATTGACACACATCTAGAATCGTCTTCGATTTACCTAAGCCCATCTCCCACTCGAGCGCAAAGTAAGGTAGATCTTTGATATTTGACCACCACTCACGCTGGTGGTCGTAGGGCTCGGTCACGAACTCGAACTCGACGGGCTCCTTTTTCTGCGGCTTGTAGAAGTGTGCCCACGCGAAACGGCACCCAGAGTGGAAAGCATCCTTCCCTAGCTCCTCAACCAAGGTGTCGAGCGCGTACCGAGTGGGAACGAACAGGAGCCGATTACCATGGTACTCAACGGTTGTGTTTAAACGATCACCGACGCGTCGGGACTCATCGTAGTCGAGCCCCTCGACGACGCCACGCGAGTTCTCAACCAGAACCTCAGGCATGCTCGTTGCACACCACAACAGGAACGCCGAAGTCCCCGGGCTTGGTGGTCATATCGTAGAAAGCAGTAGGCGCATAAGCTTGGACGATGTCCAGGATCTCGCACGCAAGGCGCCGAATCTCGAGGTCTGCGCCGGCGCCTCCACGAAGCCAAAGGAAGTGACGAAGAAGTCGCAGGTTCGGCGTCCACAGGAGCCGCGTCTCGGCCGCGTTCGGCAGGTGGGATCGAGCCGCTTCGTTCGCGCGCTTCCTGATGGTGGTAATCGACGTGACGCCTGGCGAGTTTTCCTTCATCGCGCGGGCGAGGTCGTTGTGCAGCTCCTGGTAGTTCTTGCGCGACTCCTCGCACTGAGAAGCAAATTCGACCATGAGCGGATGTTTCGCGTGAGCGCCGCCGCAGATATGAGCGAGAAGCGGTGGGACCACGAAGTTCATGGATTTGGACGGGACGTAGCGCTGCGACTCCTGAGAGATAGCGACGCCGACACGGTGGCGCACCAGCTCGTGGGTCAGGCTGCGCGACACGCCCTGGATGGTCAGGTTGATGCTGGAATGCTCGAGCACCGAACCGTGCCCCATCTCGATGATGTTCTTGATGTAGTCCTCGCGAGTGCGCCCCGCGTCCCAACTGCGGTAGCAGTGACGGCCGCCGAACTCGGCCATACGCTCGAGGGCGAAGTCATCGTCGGCGTCCTCCCACAGCTTGGCGAGCGGCGTTTGCGCGTCGGGCAGCATGTGCAGATCAAGCGCGTTGTGGTGCATCCACTCCATGAGTCCCGTCTCGTTGAACTTGGTCTGACCGATGACAGTGACGTGCGGGCTCCAGATCAGGTCAGTCATGTATCCTCCGTTAGTATCGTCCCAGTTCGTAACCGTTCGCGTGAGCGCGTGCAAGTTGTTTCCGAGAAACGCTCAACTGATCACCGTCTCCAGAGCAGCTCTTACGCGCGCGCGTGCAGGATCACCCTAACTGACCTTCAACTGATCACCGTCTCTGAAACTGGGAAGTGCTGTTTTTGCTGTGATGGCTGACCGTCTCTACGATTACCCCAAAACGGTTCGCGCGCGTGTGATGCGCGCGTGCGTGACGCGCGTGAGATCAACCAACTGGTACCTTACTTACTGCTCGCAAATTATAACTCGCTTATGCTAGTTGGGTTCGTGATGCGCAAGGAAGAAGTATGACTCCAGAGGACTTCAAACGCAAGCAGTCAGCCCTCAAATGGACCAACACCAAGATGGCTCGACACTTGCGCAAGACACCTCAGTCGATCTCCAACTACCGCACTGGGCGGCAGCAGATCCCCGAGCATGTTGAGTTCCTTCTAGAGGCCGCGATGAAAAGCCTCAGAGACGCGTCAACTAAGTCGACCCCGTCGTCATAGGCTCCACTCAAGGATCCCCATTCTCTGACGCGCTCTGACGCGCTCTACCGGCAACGCGACCATCACGCTCGACGTAGTACTCTTCGAGCGCGTCTTTGAGGTCGCCACACTCGATCAACGAGCCTCTGTCTCGAAGCCAGAACGTCTCGACCTCTGCTTGTGTGAGGTCGCGCTCTGGAAGTACCACCGGTCCGACGCAACCGACGCGCAGCTCTGCGGGTGCAGGTTCAAGCACAGGTGCCGCATCACTCGACGGCATTGAGTCGCCGCACGCTACCAGCAGAGATAGCACGGCGATCAGCGTCAGGGTCAGCTTGCGCTTCATCAACGAGTTCAGAAATCTTCGCATCTCGTTCTTCCTTCTGTTGCTCGAGCGATTTGATCCGATCACGCGCGGCGCTTAGCGCTGCCTCGTTTGCGCGTTTCTGGCGACTTACTTCTTGCTCGACCTTTTCTTCCCATACGGCTTTGGTGTGCTCGACACCTCGGTGGTAGGCTTGATGATCAAGATACCATGCCGCAGCAGCTATAACCGTCATCAGCGCACCGGCTACTAACATTTCTTTAGGCACGAAGTTTAGCAACTGGCTCACCTATGACACGATGACCGTTTGAAAAGATCCGGCCCTGAGCGACGGGCCAAGGTCCACGGTGCTCAGCACTTCTATAATGACCCGAGACGCCCGGACGGCGTCCTGGCCTCCTCCGCCAGTGCGGAGGGCCTCTATCGTGCTCCTGGAAACTCGGACGGCGTCCTGGCCTCCTCCGCCAGTGCGGAGGGCCTCTATCGTGCTCCTGGAAACTCGGACGGCGTCTGCCATTAGTCCACCTCAAACCCAAACTCGGCGGAGTTTATGCCGGACTGCGTCCACGCTGCACCGGTGTCCGGGTCAGTGCCGAAGAACTCGCCGTGTAGCGCGTATGCTTGCTGAGCCGTGATCGACTCGCCGACCGTCTCGCTCGTGCCTGACTTAGCCACGGGCGAGAAGGAGATGGTGCCTGTGTCGGGGTTCTTTGCGTGGACTCTTAACTGGACGCCCTTAATCGTGCTCCAGCCGGTCGTCGAAAAGTTCGGGAACGTGTAAAGATCCCGGTCCCCACTAGTCCCGCTTTCCACGTAGGTCGTATCCTTGTCGAGATCCTGCTCGTCCACCTCCACGTAGTTGCTGCCCCCGCCTTGAGGCACGAAGTCGCTACTGGCCCCATCACCGTCCGGGAGCGCCGCGTCTATGCGGTGAGGCCCTAGCTTTCCGGTGAGGCCCGTTCCGGTGTCGTCCCATATAACTATATCATCCCAGTATGTAAAACCCGTTGTGAAAGACTTACCTTGCATCCCTACCCTCTTAAGGAACTGCATGTTGCTAGGTCCTCCAGGATCTGAGTTAGTATCCCCAGAAAAGTCGAGCTCTAGGTTGTCGTTTATCCACACCTTCAGGACGCCGCTGGCGTCGTCGGACGTAACCTCAAACTCTAAGTGGATCCACTCATCGGTCGGCACGACGTAGCCCGTGCTGTTGTCGCTACTCAGGAAGATACTGTCGTCGAAGACCGAGAAGTAGATCACGTTGTCGGTGCCAACGTATAGCCCGAGGCTATAATCGTCACCTGAGTCACTGCCGTAAATTCGCAGGATTGGCTCCGCGGACGGCACGTCGGAGGTCTTAAACCACATTGCGGCGCGCAGCGTTGTGGTCGTCGGCGAGCTAGCCAACGGCGCTGAGAGGACGTCATCATCGAATACGCCGAAAGTATCTCCCCCAAAACGTCCTCCACCTGCGTTGTAAGTCAGGTCGGAGGAGGACCCCTCCCAGGTCCAGCGCTTTAGGAAAGCGTCTTTGCTTCCGTAGGTGTCGAAGCTTTCCATAAAAAGTACCGCCATCAGATAGCACCTCCAATTGTGTAGGACACGTCCGCGATGCCGTTAACGGTCCCCGGCGACACCACGTCGAGCCGGTCCCCAGCAGACACCGCCTGCTGCGACGATAGCGTAAAGCTCGCGGCCGAGGAGCCACTGAGGAAGGTCATCGTTCCAACGGAAGTCCCGTTTAGCTGGATGTCGAAGTCGGTGTCGGCGCTCGGCGCCGTCCCGGCATGTCCGGACGCATCCGGAAGGCCCGAAGGAAGCGTGAAAGCCCTGTTGGCCAGGAACCTCAGGAGGATCGTATTCGTTGGCACCGCTCCGCCGGTGAAGCCTCCAACGTCCACGGTGCCGCCTCCGCCTCCGCCTCCGCCTCCGCCAACCGAGTAGAGGCCGTCGGCGGTGCCGTCAGTGTAGATCACGATGCCGCTACCAGGGTTGACCGTGACGGTCGTGGACCCTAGGGCGAGGTCGAAGTCCTCCGTATTCGACGACGGTGCGCGAATGACGCTAAGTTTCTTCACCGCCTGCAGTGTCAAGGTGCGACCGCTGGTCGTCGTGGACACTTCAAAGGCGAGATGCCTTCGGTAGTCCGCCGCCGTTACGGTGACGTCCGACGCGTCGAGGTCTATCGTCTCTAGCTCCGTGATAGCGGCGTCTAGCTGGCCCGAGGCGTCGTTGATAGTCACCTCCTTCTGCTGCTGGCCCGCAGCGACCTGGGAGATGTTTAGGTTGTTACTCATGGTCTAGACCTCTATTTCCGCAACTTTGCTCGGGAAACCTCGGTCCACTTGGGCGCTGACCTGGTAGACCCGAAAGCGGAGCCGCCAAATGTCTTCTTTCACCTCTACGCTTGCGCTGTCAACCGACACGTTGACCGACGAACCTGACTCACGATTACCGACCACTCTCATCCTGCACGTGCGAGCGCCAATCGGGGGCTTCGCCTCCAAAGTCACTTGGGTCCAGGAGCCATCGTCCGCGGGATCTAGAGGCGTTGTGGAGTCTGTGCTCATCACGTTGCCCACAGCGTCCCTCCATTCCGCGTGCACTGTCACCGTGTCAGTATCTCCGAGAGAAGACGCCACGTAGACGCCGAGACGGAGCGTCACGTTGCGGTCCCTTATACCTGCCGCCATGGCTGAAAGATCGAGGTCTTGACTTACCTCAACTCTCTCCATGGAGGTTTCCTCCATGGAGAGCCAGTTAGACCCGGCTTGTGCACCGGCGATGTTACCATCCGTTCCGGTTCGGACCTGTAGAGCATCGCCACCTTCTCGCGTCGTCCAGCCGGGTACCGTTTCCCCTGCGCTGGTGGTTGCGCTTTCGAAGCCCGAGTTAGAAAGGAATGAACCAGTCAGATCAACGAACCCCGTCGTTGTCGGAAAATCGCTACTCTGGTCCACTGAGGTATAGGTATAGGACTTCGAAGTCAACCCATCTACCGTCCTGACGACAACGCCCGCAGCATCGACGATTTCCAGGTCGTATTCCTCAGAGTCTTCCGCCAACGCCACCTCACCTGTAAAGTCCCGCAGGGCACCGTTCACGCGAGCACGGCGTTCCCAGCTCAAGTCTATGTCCGACCCGAGCGACCCGGACGCTGCTAGTTGCACAGGCGCGTATGGCTTAAGGTCGTCACCGTCACCAATACGAGCGAAGGTGCGGCTCTGCTCGAACGATTGGCCCTCGCCCACCGCCGAATAAAACCGCTCCTGTCCTACCTCGTCTAGAGACAGAAGTAGCCGGTCAAGTGCTTCTGGCTCGATCAGCATAAAAAGCTCACCAGACGGATGTGCGTCTCGCCCCTCAGTCCCGCGCCGACCTCGTAGGAGGCCGGTCAGGGAGTAGGAACCGTCTGAATTTTCCACAGCGTCTCGAAACTGCACTACCTCTAGATTAGAGCCGTCGCGCTTAAACACAAGCGCAGCATTTGCGCTGTTCAACATTTCCAACTGGCTCACGCCGCTCAATCCAATATCCTGGTTGGTCGTGAGTATAACTTGAAGTTCATTGTCCTCGTCTGTGGCAAACGGCGAAACGGATGGGGCTAGGGGCTTGGCTAGGACGCCCCACGTGGCCTCTGCCACGGAAGAGCCGACCTGGGAGAAGTTGGCGTTGTCGGCCGACTTGAACAGCGTACCGGCATTCCATCCAGGTTGACCGAGGCCGGCGAGGGCGTAGTACACCGTCGAGAACTGCCTTGCTGTGTCGTCTCCATCCCGCAGCAGGACCGTCGGCAAAACGAACCCTCTGGTAATGGCCGAAGTGTTAAAGTCTTGCTTCAACGGGCCGTCACCATTGTCCGCCGTTGCGTCCGAGTTGTACTGGGCCGGTTGTTGGCTCAGGGCGCTCATTTCCATCACCAAGTCAGCGCCGATCTCAACCTGGGTCAGGCGTGTCCGGAAGATTGACCCGTTGTCGAGGCTGACGTCTACCAGGTCCCCGGGATCTAGGTCTAGGAACGTCCACGGTAGGCGGAAGCTGTAAGAAGTGCGCTCCTGCCATGCGCTGATCAAAGCCTTCTCGGCCGACTGCTTCGCGGTTTCCGAACTGACAGCCAAAGGAAGTCCTGTGTTGACCTCTGAGCGAGATGACACGGTCTCAACGGGCGCGCGCAATCGTCTTGCTGAATGGGCCTGCTGCTGGTAGTCGAGGGCCGGATCCATATAGGTAAGGGTCACTCGCATAGGAAGCTCTACTTCCTGTATGCGGCTTTCTCGGAAGAATTCCCCTGACTCGTCGTCTAGGGGTGCTAGCTGATCCTCCAGGATGGTTCTATCGGCAGAGGACCCTTGTCGAAGGACGAACTTGAGAACGTCGTCGCTTTCAATGGCATCGAAGAAGAACATCTGAGCGAGCTGTTCTAGGCTCGCACGAGCTGTCGATTGACGACCTATCACGTAACCAGGCAGATCTATACCATTCAAGTCGCTCACATCTACGTCTGACGACGCTAGTCCCGATTGAAGACACAAATCTTCCACCACGGCGTCGAGCTGTCCTCCGTCGCCCGACCCGCGGAAAAGCTTGTATTTCCTGCTAACGTCGTAGACTATTCCCGTGCGACTGTCCCAGTACTGAAAGTGCGTACTCAAGTGGTCGTCAGGGATCCACACACTGTCTTCTTCCTCCAGGATGATCGAGCCGTCGGACAATCTCATGACGTAAGTCTTGGCACCGCCAATCAGAGCCCACAGCCCCGCCGTGACGTCTGAATGACTAAGACCGTTCTTTTCATTCCTGACGTCCGGCACCGCAGTTTTCCAGATGATCGAGCCGTCGGACGAGTCAACTTTGAATACGTAGGAGTTATTGCTTGGAGCAACAGTTTGTTGAAGTATCACACTATCGTCGGTCGGATCGTAAAGAGGAGGTAGTACGGCGGTGAATTCTGTTGCGCCGGCTTCTAAATCTGTTGCAGAGTAAGAGCCAATTTGCTCGAACTCGAAGCTCGTAGCTTGACGGAATCCTCGAAAAGTGCCTTTATATAGGTTGAAGTCAGGGCCTCCCGCTAACGACGAGCCAGTCGTTACATAGCACTCGCCAGCAGAATCTGTAACTGCTCCTTGGCACGCGCCATGCGTCCGACTATCTGCGATTGGTTGGAAGGTGTCACTATCCCAGACGTACTCGAGTACCCCGCCTGTGGTACGCAAGACAGACACGCTATTGAAGAATGCGCACAAGACCACGGCTGACTCGCCATAGCCCGTGAGCACGGGCGCAGATTGCCCAGTGGGTGTGAATGGTACCTGTGTTTCGCTAGAAAAAATAGAATTTCCTGTTTGGCCGAAAGTGGCTTGGACTTCAAGCGCGTCCGGGTCTAGCAGCGCCAGTTTGACGCTGTTAGAGATGCCGCTTTGGAGGAGGATGTCGCCTTCCGGCGTCACCACGAGCGGGTTAGCCGCTATATCTGGTTCCTCTATAAGCTTCTGCCGAACCTCTCGACCCGCGCGGAGGTCGATGATGCGCAAAACCTCGTCGTTAGCGGGAGTCTTTCCCCGAGCGTAGAGTCTCGACCGGGCGTCATCGACGTAACCGTGGTCCTTATCGAATTCGTTGGCGATACCTCCCTCGGCAGTCGTTATCAAGTCGTAGTCTTCTGTCGGGTATTCGTCGGACGCCGCGTCGGTCAGCTCCGCCGTTATGCTCGGGACCCTGTTGCCGAAGTCCTTTAGCGGGAGCCGGTCGAAGACGATATAGCAGAGCCCTCGATAAGCCGGAGTGTTTGACTCACCTTTGTCCTGAACTATGATGCTGTCAGGCTGTTGGCTTTCGTCCCCGGAATAGAAGCGGAAGCTCAAACCTACCTTCGCTATGTCGTCGGAGTCCGACGTCTTGTCATAGATCAGCTTCCCGTCGGCCCACATCCGCAGGACGTCCGCCTTCGGGCCCTCACCGAACGCCAGCGCGAAGGAGGCGAAGTACTCGTAGGTAACGCTGGTCTGCTTTGCCCCACCGCCGCCCTTGCCACCGACCTTGCGAGACTGGACGTTCTTCGTCTCCTGTATGCCCGTGCTCCATATCATGTTGCCGCTCAGGCGGATGCGACCGAATGATCGAGGCACTACGGCGCCGTAGGCCGAGGAGGATACGGTAAGGTCTCCAAGCCGAGGTCCTTCGGTGCGACTGTCTGGAGCTTCTGGCGAGAACAGAGCAGCGCCAAGCGCCGAGCCAAGTAGCCAGCCAGCCTGCGGTGACCCGAACAGTCCTCCTACCGCCGCCCCAGCACCGGCGACTATTAGCTGACCAACGCTACCCGACATGGTCGATCCCCTTAAAAGCGAAGCACGCCGTCAGTTTGTTCATCCACTCTCCTTGGTCGAGGCGTTCCTCCACTACCTTGCGGGCGTGCGCGTAAGCGTGCACTATGCTCAGGTCTCCAGGTGCGCCGGCCGTGATCGCGGAATGGCACGGGAAGACGTTGTCTCGGAACAGTAACACGTCTCCTGGTTGGACGTTAACCGGAGATTTCTGGTCCATGTTGGCTTTGAAGTGCGAGAGGAAACGATGACCTACGGTGTGGCGCTGGTAATCGCGGGTATCGTAGTCCGCTAGTCCCATCTCACGAGCCACTACGATGACGAGGCCGGCGCAGTCGATTCCGTTGCGGCTACGTCCTTGGTGCCGCCATGGCACCTCTAAGAAGGATCGAGCGTGCTCGACGACCTGCTCTCGCTTACTTAGCATCCGGGTACCGAGTCAGGTCATCAGGGCCAGGCACGTGAGGCTCTCCACGAAAGTTCCAAATGTTACCGCGGCTAGACGGGAAGTCTCGGGAGCCGGGAATAGCGAACTTACTCGAGCACGTGCTCGTCCTCTTGTCGCATCCTGGAAACAAGCGCACCTTGTCTCCTGAAGCTGGTAGGAATGGGGCAGCGAAGAACAACGTGATCCTCTGAGCGGACGAGTCCCAGGCTCTTATCTCGATTGAAAGCCCCTGGTTGGGGCCCGTCTCAAAGGTGAGCGCTCCACCGTTGAACCAGTTGTCCGATGCTCGAGGCTCTGATAGACCGGCAAGATCCAAGGTGAACTCGTCCACGACCGTATCAACAGCCGCGTTCCTCGTCCATGCCTCCCGTGCAGTCCACACCACGGTACCGTCCGACGTGGTGTTACCGACTGTCGTGTCGAAGGTCGGCTCGGACGTCGCGCTCGTTCCCTCCGTTGTGCACTCGTAGATGCGATTTTCGTAGGTTTCCTGGCCAGAACCCGCTGCGGTGGGCACCTTTACGAATGTCCCCAGCGAGTAGTCAGTATCATTCGCACGTTCGGGTGGTTGCACCGGAACTTTGCACCTAGAGTCGCCAAGGTCTGCCCGACACTCAGGTTGATACATCTCACCGAGCTTCTGGTCGAGGGCCTGGGCCAAGCCGCGCAGCTCCGCTCGAAAGACTCCTTGCTCGGTGAGCGTGACCTCGCCAATCCAGCCGCGGCGCATCTTGAGTGCGCCATCAGAAATCGACGCCCAGTTGACCAGAAAAATGCGGACTTCCGCGTAGTCGAAAAGCCCGGCCCGCAAGTCAGTGATGCTGATCTGATCGCTAGACAGCACTCCTTCTAAGTCGACGTTGTCCACGGAAAATGAAGCCGAGCTAGTGACGGCCGTTCGAAGATAAGAGGCCTCGGCTAAGTAAGTGTTGCCCTCAAACAGGATGTCGCGGTCGTGATCAGTGAAGTAGAATTCCTGACCGTCCTTACGTATGACGCGCCAGCACGTTGCTAAGCTCGTGGTCTCTTCGTCAAGGTGGTTGCGAAGAGCGGAAGAAATGTTCTTGACCATCAGATGCTCACCAATGTTTCGCGGACCTCTATCAGGTCGATTGAAGGAAGGGTCACCGCTCCAGCGAAAAAGGCTCGCAGATCTAGTTTATCTGTATCAAAGCGCACCGGAACGTCGAACTCGGTCACAAGGCCGACTTGCACACCGTTAGCAGGCGCGGTCGTGAAATCCACGACTCCCGTTGATGTATCTACGGTGAAGCCAGAAGTTTGCTTCGTTCCGTCGAGGTAGACGTCAACAGAGCCGGTGACCAATCGTGTTAGCGGTCGACTATAAGTCTGTGAACCTGACGAGTACTTGCGCACAGCTTGAAACTTGTCCTTCGCCCCGTCGCCTATACCGATTATCTCTGGCGACGACGAACTGCCAGCCTTGAAGTCCGTCCAGTCCTTGAACCGGAAAGAGTGTGCGCGACCCTGACGTGAGTAGAAGAAAGCTAGGACGTCCTCAGCATCCTCCTGCGATTGGATGCCATAGGAGATATCCCATTCACCGCGCGACCGCTCCCAGTTGATGTTGCGCTTCTCGAAGCCAGAGGAAAGCGTCAGGATGGACGTCTTAAAACGTGGCCCTCCCTGGGCGCCGCTCTCGATGTAGTCGGGGAGTCTTACGTCATGAAACGCCATTAGTTGTTCCTCCGGCGTGCCCGATTGAGCTGAGATGCGCCTCGGGCCATGATCTGACCTTGTGAGCGCTGGAAGCTATCAGCGTCAGGGGTCTGAATATAGAAGTTCTGAACGATGGTGGTACTACCACCCGCGTCCTCGCCGTTGTTGATGGCCTCGAGCGTTGAACGGTTGCGCTTGGTCGCAGCCGCGTTGACAACGAACTCGCCATCAGAGACCGCAGCCAACCCAGCGTCTGACCGGGGACCTCCAGGCGCGCGCACCATTCCCCCATCAGCGAAAGCCCCCAGCGTCTGACCCGCTATGGCTGCGAGAGGGTTGGAACCAAAACCGCCTCCGAAACCACCGAAGCCGCCTCCAATGATCGCGGTCAAGGCTTGGTCCGTCAGGATCTTGATGCTGAGCTCGGTCAGAGACGCAATGAGGTCGCCTATCGCCTGGCTCGCTACCTTCTTGATTGAGTCACCGAAGCTCTCGGTTCCCGTGATCGCGTCGGAAATGGCTTGCGAGTAGCCCCGAGACAGTGTGTTGAACACCTGACCGAACGCGGCGCCCGCCTCGACTTCAAACGAGCGCACGCCGTCGGTCATCCGGCCTAGTTCAACAAGAAAGCCGTCTGCAAAGCCGCCACCGCCCGCTTCGGTCTTGAGTTCCATCATGCGGAGCCGCGTATCGACGAGCTCTCGGTTGAACACACGAGCACCGATGGCGCCTTTCTGGTACAACGCGGTGAGGTCGTTTAAACGCGTTTGCAGCTCTGCGGTCGGGTTTGTAAGTTCCTGCAATAGCTGCTTCTGCCGCTTGAGGTCCTCGTTCAGATCTTTGTTCTTTTTCGACGCGCGTCCGGCAGCCTTACCGGCCTCGTCGACCGCGTCGCCCGCACTGTTAGACCCTGTCTGAACGTCGCTGAAGGTTCGGTTGAGCAGCTCGTTGGCGTTCGCCGCTTCCTTTGCGTCCTCCTTTACCTCCTCAAGGTTCTTCGAGAACTCGTCTTTCAAAGACGAGGCCGCACCCGAAACAGCTTCACCGAACTCACCCACAAAGTCACGCTGCTGGTTGCTAAATGCGGTAGTGATGGCGTCCCCTGCAGTGGCCAAGTCAGCGACGAGGCCGCGCGTGTCTGCTCGCAGACCGTCGAGATCAACCGTAAGCGCGTTTCGGATTGATGCGCCGACATCTTCCGACACGCCGGGAATGAAGCCAAGGGCGTCTCCTAACGCCCCGAGACCCTTGACCAGCGCGTTGATGATGCCCTCGACGGCACTCACCACGACGTTGCGAGCACCTGCCATCGCAGCACGAAACACAGCGGGGATGCCTTTCGTGATGGCGGGGCGAATAGCAGCTACCAGACCGACGAAGAGGCCGATATTGATGTTGATCGCTTTCTTCACGAAGCCGACGATTCCGTCCAACGTGATACCCCAGTCGTCGAGGAACCCGCTGAGCCCGGTGCGGATGCGCTCGAAGAACGCGCCACCAGCGTCAACCATGGTGCTGAAAGCGGCGCTTGCAATCTCGGTCAATCCACTCAGAACGCCTGCGACTGTCATGATACCGGCTTTGACCATCTGCCAGACGCTAGCCGTCTCGCCGCCTACTGCTACCGTGGTGTCCCCGAACGCGCCTATTGCTGCTGTCGCACCCGCGATGGCGACGGTCAGAAGTCCAATAGGGTTGGAGGCTAGGGCAAGCGTCAGAGAGGCAACGCTGCGGACAAGAACTGTTCCGATGATGATGGCTAGGCCGGCCGCCGCTCCTGCGACGGCCTCGAAATTGTCGGCGATCTTCAGTATGCCTCGTGCGAACACTTCGCCAATCGCGCCCGCATTGTTGAGGTTGCGCGTGAAGTCCAGCACCTTGTTGTTGAGGACGGTGAAAGCGTTGCTGATAGTCGGCGTGATCTGGGCGAACTCTTCATCCAGGTTTGAGTTCTGGAAAGCCGACACGATCAGGTCCGCTGTCAGCTTGCCTTCCGACGCGAGATCCCGAAGATCACCGCGCGTGACGCGCGCGCCTTTCGACGTCCGGTTCAGCTCTTGGACGACGACGTCTAGCAGCTTCGGGATGTTCTCGGACACTGACACGAACTCGTCGCCTCGAAGAGCACCCGCGGCAAGACCCTGCGCAAGCTGCCGGAGTGCGGCGGCACCCTGCTGCGCATTAGTACCCGAGATGATCAAGGTCTGGTTCAGCTTTTCAACCAAGCCGAGCTGCTCTCGATAGGTAAGGTTGAGCCCCTTGGTAGCGACACCCAGCTTCTTGAACACTTCCGCGTTGTCCGCGATGCTCGTGCGCGTGCGCTGCGAAATCTTGAAGAGCTCATCGTAGACAGCGTTGAGTTCACCCGTCGTGTTAGTGACCAAGCGGAGCTGGTTGTCTATCTGAGTTGTCACATCCAGCAGCCTCGAGAATTCTCGGACAGCTAGACCGACGCCGACAGCGGCAAAGGCGGCTTGAAGGCCGCCGATGCCGTTCTGAAGACGCTCGAACTGCGATTCCGTGCGCTTGGCTTTGCGACCCGAGCGGTCGAGCGCACCATCAAAGTCCCGGAGGCCCTTAACGCCCGGTCGAGAATCGACCCCTACGCGTAGAGTGCTTTCCTGGACCATCCTTAGGCTGCTTCTTCCTCATGGCTTCGATGTAGGCCACATCGCAGATTTGCACGTAGTAGAGCAGATCTTCTCGGTCTTCGATGCGGTCGAACCCCATGAGTTCGGCGTAAGCTAGCACCTCAGAAACCGGGATCGCTCCGAGTCCTTCAGTAAACACACTACGCGAAGTGCTCAGGTGGTGAAAAGCATAGAGGTAGGTACTTGCGTGAAGTGTTGGGGTAGGACGCGATTGCAGTGCTTTCGGCGTCTCACCCCGAGCTGTCATCTTCTGGAGAGTGGCGACCTTGTCACCCCACTCCACTTGCCACTTCACGCAGTCGCGGAGTTTCCCGAGGTCTTCTCCCGCTGCTCAGCCTTGAAGTTCGCGATCTTGCGTGCCTCGGCGATGACGCGGTCACGCAGCCACTTGATCTCAGTGACGAGGCGAAGCGCGTTCTCGTAGGAGTACGAGAGCTCCTCCTCATCGTCATAGACGTTCTTCCAGTCCAGGATGATGTGCTGCGCCATGAGGCGCACCATGATGTCTTCCTGGTCGTCCTCGGGTACTTCGCGGCCGAGATCGGTGTAGGGCTTCGTCTCACGACGGAACGCCTCGACGAACTCGGGGTTCTCGAGAGACGCGATCTTGAACGCGGCGCCTGCACCGAAGTCGACCCAGACCCCGTGGATCTGCTTGTCTTCGTCGGTGCGGAAGTCGTTGATGTTGAACTTGGTCATGATGTTCTCCTAGTCGGGTTAGGTGGGAGGAGGTGACCCGACCACCTCCTCCCTGCAGTGCGCACTACGTCGGGTTATGCGGCGAGACGGCTCACTTGGTACTGGTAGGTGCCGGTCGAGTCGATGAGCCCTTCGAACTCGGCAGAAGCAAAGATGTCCTGATCGCTGCCACCGGCGACGATCTCCATCTGGGTGTACTTCGCGCGCGGGATCGTGACGACGTAGACGTTGCCGTCGGCGTCCTTCGCTAGGAAGGACAGCGAGAACGTGGTAGCTGCACGGAACTTGTCGAACAGAGCCGAGTTCTCGAAGTAGAGCTCGATGCTGCCAGTGAGAGACAGGCGACCCGCCTCGACACCGACGAACCCGAGTTGCCCGACGGCTTCCTGACCACGGAGCTGGTTGTCGAGGCTGACCGACAGCTCGTTGAAGAAGAAGGTGCTGTTGCCGGGATCACCGTCGAAGACGATGGACGCGATGTTGTCGACTGCGTTGAGCACCTTGTTGGTGTTCGCGCTGTTGACCGTCGCGCCAGAGAACTGCGACTCGCCCATCTGCGCGTCCTTCGCGAGCACAGAGAACGTGGTCGTCAGGATCGACCCGGTGGACAACTCGAGCTCCCACGTCGCGATGCGCGCGCCCGTGAAATTCCAGAATTCCGGCGTCGCAAGGTCGGTAAACGCCTTCTGGATCGTGAAGGACTTCTTGGTCGTCCCATTCTGGACGTACTCGAGCGGCGTGAGAGTGATGGAGTCGCCAGCGCTTTCGGTTGCGAAGTCGGTCATGGGCAGGACGGTGATCTTCGATGCGGAGTCGATGGACTCGATCTGCGCGTAGAAGGTTCCGGCCGTGGTGAAGCCTTCGACCTTGAGAAATTGGCCGACGCTCCAGGATTGCGCTGTGAAGTCGGTGCTAGTCGACTCGATTTCGTAAACGTTCGGCGTCCCGGCCGTTTTCGTGAGCGAGATGTCGGTGGCCGCGGACACGGTCGTTCCGGTCGTGACCCAGTCTGAGAACATGGCTCCCGCGATGAACGAGTCGAAGGTTCCGTAGGACCATTCCGCGTTGATTTCCCCACCCGCAGACGAGGACACCTGAATGGTGTCTGCCGTCATACGGTCCGCGCGGATCTCATCGGACGTCGTAAAGTCGGCGTTGTAGTTCAGGGATTCCGACGTGAACCGAACGGGCTCAAGCGTCGGCGTGGACGGCGTGGCGCCCCAAGTCGTCTCTTCGACCTGACGGACCGCCACCCGATTGGAAGTGCCAAACTCAGGCATTTCAGCTCTCCTTGCTTCCTAGGTGAAGTCGTCGAACCTGAAGGGCGCAACGACGTTGACTTGGTACCATTTGTCTTCCACACCAACCTGCCGAGCATACGGAGGCACCAAGAACCGCACGCCCGAACTTGCATCGCTCCAAGACCGGAATACCGCTTTCGCGGTATCAGCGAGCTCGAGAGCTTTACCTTCTCCAGTGCCCGACGGCGTGAAGATCTGCACCGTGACCTGACCTTGGTTGCGCTCGACATTGTTTCCAGGATCGCCGAACGACGCCCAACTAGCGGACGCGTCTTCTACGGTCAGGCGCACCCAAGGTGTTTCACGAGGCTGCTTGAAAGCGACGTTCGGGTACTGGACGTCTGTCAGAGCGCCCCATTCGTCGCTGAAGCGTTGCCGGATGGCTTTATGCGCGTCGGCGAAGCTCATCGCGTGATGCTCCCGCCAAACTGCGCGGCAACAGCGTTCAGGTTCAGGTCAACCATGCCTTGAGGCGCTTGCTGCGACGACCCATTCTCAAGCGGTAGGATGTAGGGCAGGTTGTTGGTGAACCAGACGACAGAGCCGTATTTCGCACCTGCAACCACCGAGTTCAAGCGACCAGAGGCTTCGGCTCCGGTTTTATCCGCGGCGTCCAAGTCGATCTCGTTTGACGGTGTGTTGATTGAGGGAAACCAGTTACCGCGAGCTCGACCGGTGTCGACCGGCGTTCCTAGAACGATCCGGGTATCCAAGTCGAGTGTGATCTTTCGGAAGATCAGCTCGGCTTGCTCACGCGTCACGTCGCCGAACTTGCGCAAGTCGATGGCGAATTCTCGTGCTGACTTACCTCTAGGCATCACTGCACCGCCATCTTGTAGACGAGAGCGACGCCTGCAGGTGCGACCGGATTGATAGCCAGGATCCTGTACTCGTTACCTCCCACCACCACGAAGTTGTCAACCGCGGGGGTGACGTCTGCAGCAGCAAGGTTCTTGGCTTCGAGCAAGAACACGGCGTTGGTCGACGCGAGCACTTCCTCCGAGAACTCGCGCGCCTTGCTTCGCACGCTGGTTTTGATGGGTAGGTCCAGCAGCTTCACCGCGGTGTCGGTAGGCGTTCCTTGCGTCGTCTTGCCGGTTTCGTTGTCATAAGTCTCCGCGGCATACACGCGGTAGATGCCCGACTGGCCGAACTCGTCAATCAACGGTGCCACTGTGTCGTCGCGCAGGTCAGTGTAGAAGGTCATGCTCGTGACAGACCTCCGGTTTTAGAGCGGATCAGCGGCGATAGCAGCTCGATGACGTGCGACGCGATGTCTCCGCCTTGCAAGCGCCGCTTTGTATCGAACTCGAGCTCGACAGCGCCTTCCACTTTCTGACGCTTGATCGCAGCATTGCTGTCGGTCAAGACGCCCTCTACATCGAAGGTGCCTTGACGGATCAAGTCGGCGACGATGGCGGTGGCTTCTTCAACCTGCCAGGGGATCGACTCGTCGTCGAGCTGAAACTCCTCGACGTAGGCGTACTTTCGCGGCCACTTGAGGCGCTGCGCTGCGGTTGCTTTGTCGCCGATGTAGGACCACTTTCGGTCGACGTAGTCGGTGGCTTTCCGGATGTAGACTTCACGGTCGGAACTCGTCTCAGCCGCCCACGCGGTGTTACCGCGAGCGCTGTGGTAAGCGTTCACGGTGGCGAGATCAACATAAGCATCTGTTCCGACGGTTAGGGCCACGCGCGCAAGCCTCCTGTTTGCGGGATCCTAACCAGTGGCTCGTATCACCGCAACCCGAGATGGCTTGACGAATAACTTAGTTATTGGAATTCTTAGGTGCCGGCCCGCCACTTTCCATTGTAGCAAGTGACGATGGCTCGCTTGCCGTTCGCGTAGGTAACGACGAAGGAGTGAGACCACGCAGAAGGCCCCTTGTTGTACTCAAGACGCAGCTTCGTGAAGGTGCCTGCGACGTAGAGACCATCCACGATCTTTGCCGCGTGAGTGTGCCCCGTGTTGGCTTTGCGTCCCATCTTAGACAGGTTCAGGGGCGAGCCTCGCGACCCGTTCGGCCCGAGGTGACCGTGCATACCGCATTCTATGCCGCCAGAGCCGTCGTCACACAGGACAAATGAGTCATCAGGGCCCAGGAACAAGACGTCTCTAGATAGCCCCTCACGCCTCAGCGCTTCGCGCATGACGTGGTGCGTATCGTCGCCTTCCTGTATCGCGCGATACTTGTCGAGCTGGCATTCCAGGAAGAAAATGGCGTTCTGAGGATCGCACCGGTAGTCGCTTTCGCGAAGCCATCGTTCCAAGGCGTTGTCGTGGTTCGAGTCGACCACAACCGTGGTGCACCACGGCCTCGAGATATCTTCGAGAAGGAGTTTCACTCGACGTATCTCAGCGCGCACGTCGTCCTGACGTTGCTGCCACCGTTTAAACATCTGGTGTGGGTCATCGCGCTCGTGGTGGTTGCGAGAGCGGAAGTCGAGCACATCATGCGCGAATTGGTGGCGAGGTTGCAGCGTGTCGAGAATGCCGCCCTTCGAGAATGCGAGGTCGTAGATCTCTTGGTCGATGACCTCGCAGTGAAGGTCGCCCCAGTTGACTCCTTCAACGCTGCCTTCTTGGATTTCGCCTTCAGCAACGCAAACGACTCCTTGCGGGGTCACATCGTAGAAAGACCCATCGTTGTTCGCGTTCAGTTGCCGAACGAACCAGTCACCATCGTGGTCGATCTCGACGATGACAGCCCCGTAGGAGTGGTGAAATTCAGCTTGCAGACCGGACTTCTTCTGGATGTAGTTCATCAGCGTTGCTGTGCCGGTCGTGTAATTGAACTTCGCGCCGTCTTCAGCCGTCCCAGGGATGCTCTCAAGGGCAAAGCGAGCGTGAGGGAAAATCGCGGAGCTGCGCCCTGCGTATGTCTCGAAACCCGACAGAGGGCGCTTCGCGGTCGGGAGGATGTTTACCTCACCACAGAACATGAGCATGGGGGCGAGCTCGAGACGGTCGTCGCAGACGAAGTCGTCGAAGACGGGGTCGAACCACAGCTCTTCGGTGTCGTCCTCGTTCGGACCTTTCTCGGGCTTGACGGCTTTCGCGCCGTAGGACGAGCGGTTGTAGGAGTAGCGAGACACCTTCAAGTCGGCGCCAACGTGGTCGGCGTATGTGACGAGGTTCTCAAAGAACGGAACGTGAGCGTCAGTGTTGTTCTGGATCGAGGTCAAGATGTAGCGCTTCACACTGCCTTTCTTAGGCAGCGGCATCTTGACCGTCTGGTAAGCGTGCACTTTGCCGCCAGAGATGGGCTTGTCATACTTCAAGCCGAGCTCGCGGGACGCGCGCTCAAGTCGGTATTTCACTGCGCCGCGGCTGATGCCTAGCTCTCGAGCCGTCGCGCGCATTGATCCCCGGAACCTGCTGTAGGTCTCAAACACAAGCTCCGGGGCCAAGTCGAGCTTCTTCGCCATTAGGTCAGCTCGTGACCATCGTCTTGAACCCGATCCACAACGCCGCAGCACAGCCAGAAATGAGGAGGGCCAACATCGTGAGCACGCCGCGTGTCCGAAACGTTGCAACAGCCATCCGCCATTCTCGCAGGTGCTGAAAGTCCTTCTGCATTTCAATCGGGTCGTCTGAGTCGACACCTATCTTCAGGAAGGCGTCCTGCACGGCTTCTTGCATCAGGGTGCGAAGCTCGCCGCGAGTTAGATGAATGGCTCGGTTGTCGTCTGGATCACGCATAAGCGGCTCCCGTTGCTATTTGAGGAGCGCGATTTTGCACGCCCGAGGTCGTCGATTACTGGCTGGCTGCGCCCTTCTTGACCTGAGCGGGGTCGGCGCCGGCCTGCTTCGCGGTGTCCAGCGAGCGCTGCTTCTTTTCGTGATCCTGCTTCGCGGCCTCGACCTGGCGCTCTGCTTCGGCGGCCTCGGCCTTGCGCTCGTCGTAGATCGCAAGCGACGGGTTTGCCGCGATCTGGTCGGCATCGGCGTAGCCGATGAACTTTCCGTTCTTGGTCACGGGAAAGGTGTTGAGATTCTTCGCCATGGAGGTACTCCGTTTTGGGTTGGTGAAGACGTTGGAGGCGAGGCTCCTAGGAGCCTCGCCTTTCAGGTTGTTACACCGGTGCGACCGTGGTCGCGCGCTTGACGGCGACACCGAGCATCGGGTCGAGGACCTGCGTGCCGTAGAGCGCGTCCAGGGCAACGAAGTTCGAACCCGTGCCACCCTCGTACCACATACGAGCGCGGACGGACAGCCCGGACACCGGATCGGTGACGGTCGCCATTTCGGCGCCGCGGCCGTCGCCCGTCATAGGCAGCGGTGCAAACGCGAGAGCGAACGCATTGCGATGGAACATGAGGTTCCGGAGGTGAGTCGACTCCTCGATGCTGTCGAGCAGGTTGAACGTGATGACCGCGTCATTCTCTGTGTTTCGACGCAGTGCCGGATAGAACGTGATCGAACCCGCACCGGTCGAGAGCGTCGTGTTCTGCGTCAGCGTGTAGACCGTCGGGTCGCCGCCGATGGAGAACGTATCACCGATGGACAGGGTCTGGGACCCGGTCATGCCGTCGATTGCCATGGTCGACGTGTTCGCGCTGTAGCCACCCGTGTTGTTGACAGCACCGACGACATCGCCGGATCCGTCGGACTTAGTCGCGGTCGAGTCGAGAGCCGCCACTTCCTCGTCGGCGTTCTGCGAGGCGAAGACCTCGACGCCGAAGCGCTGGCCGAGCGAGCCGTTCATGAGAGCTTGCTCGTTCTCGCCTTGGCCGGTGATCCGCGCCTCGTGGAAGATGCCCAGGTCGAGGAACGCGGCTTCCATGCCGGCGTCGACCAGGTAGTGGATCATCCCGCTGTCCATTGGGACCTCGTTGTTCCGCAGAACCTTGCGAGGACCGGTGATGAAGGACGAGTTCACGGTGCCCGAGACGAAGGACTTAGGGCCGACGCGGGCGCCGAGCGCGTGAAGGTCCTGGTCGATCTTGTCCGCAAGCGCGTAGGCGGCGGGCGTGATGTGATCATTGATGATCTGGGTGGTCGTGTAAGCCAGCTCCCGGTCGGTGAGCTTGTACTTGACCTCCTGATGGTTGTTCAGCGTGATCGCGACGTTCTCGCCGACCACGTCCTGAGCGCTGGTGCCGGTGCCCGCGACGTGCTCTTGCGCCGAGAACTTGGTCGGGCGCTTGAGATTGATCACGTCGCCCTTCTGGTTGCCGGCGCCGTCACGTTCCTGCTCTGCGCCGCGGTGAACGCGGCCGGCCATGCCCAGCGCTTTCCAGAGCTGCATGAGGGCCTCTTGAGCGTAGAACTCCGGGTTGTAGTTCCCAAGAGTGTTTGCCATCTGTCGGTTCCTTTCCTTCGACTGACGTTGCGCGTGAACGCGATTCCGAGTTTGGTGTCGCGCTCAACGCGCGACGGTTCGAGGTCAGCCCACGATCTGCAAATTGACGCCGGCCTTGTCGGCGGCTTCCTTCGCCTTCCGATAAGTCTGGACGTCCCGTGCTTGCTCGCGGGTGATGCTGTGGCTGCCGCCACGACCGTTGCCGCCCCCAGCACCGCCGCCACTCGGAGCAGGGAACCAGTGTGGCGCCTTCTCCTTCATGTCGGCCAGCCACTCGGCGGGCGTCATCGGGTTCTTGCCGTCCTTGCCGTAGACCGTCGATCCATCTTCGTCCTGAGCGACGAGGTTGCCCTTGTTATCAATCGTGAACACGCCCATGGCGCGGGTTAGAGCATCCTCGACGGCGGAAGGCACGAGACCCAGCTCACTTGCGGCCTGACGGAGACTCCCCTCGACCTTGAGCTGCTTGACTTGGGTTTGCGCTTGCTCGAGCTTTTGGTCGCGCTCCTGGATCTGACCCTGAGCTTGCTCGAGGCGCTTCTCGTAGTCGGTCTTGAGCTTGCTGGTGCGCCGCTCGATGACCTCGTCTGTCTTGCCTTCGGCGAGGAGCTTCGTCTCCTCGTCGTTCTCCATGCGCTGCATGATGTTGCGCACAGCTTCCGGGTCGAGCCCTTCCCACTGCTTGCTCACTTCATCCAGCTTCGTCTGGAGGTCCTTCTTTTCCTTGAGGATCTCGTCCTTGTTCGCAGCGAGCCCGGAGGTGGCCTCCTTGACGGCTTGCTCGATAAGGGGTTTCACCTTCGGATCATCCGGGGTGAGGTCTGTGCCGGCACCGCCGCCGGCGTTCGGATCGTTCGGTTCTTCGGGCATGATAGCTCCTTAACACTAGCCTCTGGCTTTCGGTTGACCACTCTCGAGGCCCTCGAGGTTACGGTCACTGAGACCCTAGTGGGTGTCGCTGCGAGGTGCAAGCAGAACCTAGCAGGTGTATAAGCGAGTTATCCGAAAAAGAAGGTGTTGACAACCACGTGCACCTCGTGTAGTGTGTAAACATCAACAGCACGCAACGGAGCATCGCCATGACCAACTTCTCGACCATCAAAGCCGCTTTCGACCCGATCCGCGCGGAAGCCAAGCAGTGCTTCATCGACCGCGTTAACTCGAAGATCGACGCGCTGCGCGACGACGAGGGCACGATCCGCCGCTACCACTTCAAGGACTACTCGAAGCACGCGCTCGCGTCGCGGTTCATCACCTGGGAAGACAATCGCATGGCGCCTGGCGCGGCGGGTGTCGTCAACAGCGAGTGGCTCGAGAAGAACGCCCAGCAGTTCGCGGACGACCAAGTCGAGTCGTTCATCGCCAAGCTCGAGGGCAAGATCGGTCACCTCACCGACGTTTCGCTCCAGATGCTCGGCAACGCGGCCTTCACGATCCGCGGCATGCACGGCGACGAGCAAGTCACGGTCGAGCAGCAGGTCGTCTTCAAGACGTCGTCGAAAGGCACCTTCTTCCTGCAGTGGCCCGCCCGGATCTACGTCAACGGCAAGTTCACCTCGGAAAAGGAGTTCAAGCAGAACTACTCGTGATCAACCCGGGCGCGTCGCGAGGCGCGCCCACCACCAACGGAGACTTACTATGCACATGACTCGTCCCCGCTGGGTCGTTGACGCCCAGCCCCCGCTCACCATGAAGCAGCGCGAGGCCACGACGCGCGAAGCACGGATTGAGCGTTTGCGGCTGATCCGCGAGGCCTGCAAGACGGCCGGTATTAAGACCAGGACCTATTTCAACACTGAGCAAGCGGCTCGGGAGTACGCGGAACGGGTCGTCGCACCCATGATCGACCGCCTTGGCGAAGAGCCTTATGTCGGTGAGTCAACCGGCCTGAGCTTCTGATAGCACCTCGATCACTCAAGTGAGGCCGGACGCCAAGGTGTTCCGGCCCCACCCGCGCCTCCAACGTCACATAAGCCGTGGGCCGGGAAGGGCGCGCCGCAAGAACGCAGGCGCGTCCTCTTGTGCGTCGGCTTCGTTTTCGAGCCAGTCGAAAGCTTCTCCCCATGCGCGGCACAGATCAGACCTGACGGTGTCTGCGTGGTGGAACTCGAGCGCGCCGACCTGCGGTACCAGACCGGCGTCTACCGCCTTCAGCGCCCAAGACAGTCCGTTGTCTGCACGGTTCAAGTCGCTTTGCGACGCGTCGCCCGAGATGACGACTTTCGACCGTTCACCAATACGGGTTAAGAACGCCTTCATCTCGCCGGGCGTTGTGTTCTGCGCCTCGTCTATTACCATGATCGCGTCATCAAAGGTCAACCCGCGGATGTGCTCGAGAGCCTCGATCTTGATTGACCCGTCGTTGAGTGCCTGCTCGTAGCGCTTTGCACTCATCTGGCGCTTGAACGCCTCGACAAGCGGACGAGCCCAAGGCGCCATTTTACGCGCAGCATCGCCGGGTAGGAAACCCATGGTGCGACCGACAGCAACGGTTGGTCGCGTCAGGACGAGGTTGTGGTACTGCTTGTTAAAGAGCTGCTGACCTGCCCACGCGCACGCGAGGTAGGTTTTACCCGTGCCAGCGGGACCCACCGCGATGATACACTCGCGCGTGTTGAGAAGGTCTAGATAGGTAGCTTGCTTGCTCGTGAGTGGCTGAATCTGCGGCGGTGTCCAGTTTCGCTCTTCCTGTCTTTGCTTCCGCATCGAGTTACCACCCATAAGCCGCACCTCCTATCCAGACACGTGAACGATACGGCGATCTCGGCGACACGTCGAGCAAACTTCGTGCTTGACGTATCACCAAGTGATAGCAGAAGTCAGGACCACCGGTTGATGAGGTAGATTGTTGCGAGGCCGAACCCGCCTAGAACAGCAGCGCCGATCACCAGGTTCTGAGCCATGGGATCGAGCGAAGTGAGCAGACCAGTTATACCGCCCGACCCGAGAACGGCCGTTCCACGGCTGAGGATCTTGTCGATCTGATTCTTCTGGTTTGTGCGCTGCTGCTCGTCTTTGGGTGGGTTGACGCGCAGCGACGTGACCTCCTCAAGCTTGCGCTGAGTGGAGCCGCCGACGATACCATCCACCTTCAGCTGGTGACTTTCCTGGAACTCGCGAACGGCCTCGAGCGTCTCACGGCCGAACACACCATCCACTGTGATCTCGTGGCCGGCGTCAACGAGTAGCTCTTGAACCTTCTCGACAGAGCGACCCGAGCGACCGACGCGAAGGAGCGAAGACGACGGGTTGCCTCCCGAGTGGCGTCTGTAAGCGCTTTCGATCAGGCCGGCATAGTGGTCGGGTTGGCCCGAGCCATTGTAACCTCGCGCGAACGAGTACCAGTCCTGCGAGCGAAGATGGGTGTCCAGACCAGAATTAACCACGAAGGCGACGAAGCCGCGCACTTGAGCATCGGCCGACTTCTCGTAGCCACGAACCATATTGGTCGCTGACTCGTAGCCCGCAAGCTCGTGGTTGAAACCCATGGTCTGAGGCGCGCCCCAAGACGATGCTTGATAAGCGGCCTCGGCATCCAGGTTCTCTGCCATCTTGAACATTCGCGCGCGCCGACGCGCGGTCAAGCTCTTTGACGCGCGCCATGGAGCTTGCTTCTCGCGTGGGCTAAACCCGAGCCGATCCCAATGCTGCTCCGGGAAGTGGTGCGGCTCGAAGCGCCGAGGAAGGGAGCCGTCTGACTCGTAAAACTTGCCCGCCGCCTCGACTTCGAAAACGGCCTTGATTGTCGGTATGTCGCAGCCGAGCTGGTCGGCCACTTCTCTCCAGATTGTCGTGCTAGGCGTCATGGTTCACTCCTCGATGATCTCGACTGTGAGGTCACGCTCTCTTGCCATATTGAGCACAGCTTGCATGAGCTCGAACTCGTTTCTAGCAGGTCGCGTGACTATCTCGGGTTGCACTGTTCGGCTGGGTTCGGCTCTGCGAGCCTTAGGGAACGAGAAGTCACCTTCGAGCTTCTTCAGCCACGAAGCCGCGTTCGGTGACCCGCCTGACACCAGCACGCCGCCGTTCTTCCATTCCACTTCTGTCAGGTGGTCGTCTTCAACGATGACTGCGAACGTCATGAGCCACTCCCGTCATAGAATCCTTTGGGACGCTCAACGCCCCAAATGTAGTCCATCAGTTCGAGCATGGCGGGTTGCCGCTTCTTCCACGCGGACAGGAAAAGATCTTGCTCTTCCTCGCTCTTGCCTACCGCTTCACTGAAGTAGTTCTCTGCGCTCATGGTGATATATTCGGAGCTGACTTGACCGTCGTCAAATCCATAAAGTCGACCTTCGTAGTTGTTGAACCAGTCACCCAGGAGATAGTCGCCGTCGCCATTTGAGTAGCGACCAGTTCCCTTAGCGTCTCGCTTGATGAACTCGTCGCGCGCAGCGGCTGCGAGCCGGTTCAACTTCGGGTCGTCGGTGTTCCAATCCAGCGAACCTTTGGGACGTGTAGAGCCGCCGGGCTTTGCACCGGGCTTGAAGCGGAATTTGAAATCCAGGGCGTGGAAGATCTCATGCGCGACGATTGAGGACGCATCGTTGGGACTGAACACCAGGTTGCCACGAGTGAAGTCGTAGTAGGCTCGCTCGTTCTTCAGCGTGACGTGCTGGACGACGTCCGACACTTCGGAAAGCACCCAATCGGGTAGCTTCTTCTGGGCACGAACCAGGTTTCTCTCGCCACGAGGGACGGCCTCTGGTCTAACGTCGTCACCTTTGCGCAGCTTGCCATCCAGCGTGGCACCTGTTTTCCGCTTCAGCTTGTGCTGCGTCGAGGACCTCAGAACGCGCGTCTCAGCTTCGCGGGCTTGCTCTTTCGTGATCAGCCCGCGACGGCGCGCGTCCCAGATGGCGTCGAGCGTAGACAGATCGGGTTGATCGCGTGGTCCGGGCTTGGGCGTCGGCGCTGGCTTGGGCGTCGGTGCAGGTTGCGGCTCGTCAACAAGGTTGTTCTTGGCCAGCTTCTTCTTGAGCGCCGTCATGTATCGCTTGGGCTTGCCACCATCGACCTGGTTGATGGCGACCATCTTCATGTCGTTGAGGATCTTGCTGAGCTCTTGACGCGGAACGCGCTTCATGCTCTCCAGGTCGGGCCACTCGTCGAGGCCGAAGTCGCGAGGATCCAATTTCTCGACGTTGTTCACATCAGAGAAGAAGTCGTCCGCCGTCTTGCGCGCCGTGCTGAAGTTGGTCAAGTCGAACTCAGGACTGTCGATTATGCGAACAGGGCCTGCCTGCTTCTCGACGATCTCTGCCTTGACCACGTGCGGCTTGCGCGGGTCCGTCGACTTGATGATGTTCTTGATCTGCAATTTGGTGTTGCGCGGCAGGACAATCTCACCCTCGCGCGCACTCTCGCCCAGTTTCCAGCGATGAAGAGCTTTGGTGCCTTTCGGCGCCGTGATCTCGACAAGGATTGACTCGTCGCCGCGCGTGAAGTCTTCGGCGACCTCGCGTAGCGCACTTGTGGACATGAACCCCTTGTCTGTGATCGAGTCACCCAGCTTGTCGAGCCCCTCTGACACGTCGCGGGTCCCGACAAAGTCGTCGCCGAACTTGATTCCGCGGTACAGGATGGTGTCCTGATCAAAGGTGAACGTCTTGGCGAGCTCGTCTAGTTGAGCAAGCTCGTCCGGGCGTCGTCCGTCGCGCAGCGTGCGGTTGATCGACTCGAATTCCATGCCGGTGTAGCGTTGCAGGGCCTTGTCCTGCTCCGGTGCGAGCTCCATCTGCCGGCCAGCCAGCGACTTGTACTCGTCCAGCGAGGTTATGCGCTGAGGTTCGAGGTTCAAGTGTGGGTCGATGCTCGACTTCTTGCGCAGTTCATCGAGTGTGAGCAGCTCACCTTTGTCGTTGGTGAACTTGGTGGGCGTGACGCCTTTGTTCTGCCACATATCGTAGCGCGTCGGTCCGAGCACCTCTATCTGGACGTCTTTCGGCTGGCGCTTAAGCCAGTCGTAGTAGCTCATGTCTGCTGGAACCTGACCGTCCATCGAGGCGCGCGTCGCGGCGGGCAGGTCGTCAACATCGAACCCGAGCTCTCGCCACGACTTTGTGACGGCCACCGTTGTCGAGCGGCAATTCGCATGGGCCGGAGGCCGAGCCAAAGGCGGATCTAGCGCCTCTGATCCTTCCGGTGGTGTCCAGTCGGCATCCGCCGTCACCGGGCCCACACGCGCGTCTCTCTCGCGGCAAATCGGTGTGGTGCGCGTGTCGAGCGTCGCGACCCAGCGCACGCCCTTGATGATGTCTTGGTTCGCTTCCCAAACACCTTGCCGTCCCTGGTTGGTCGCGTGGTTGATAGACGTCCGAACGAGCGCTTCTGTGCCTCGACGTGATACCTGCCGGACGCCGTCCGTGTAGTTCAAGGCTGAACTACCAACGATCTCACGGATAAGGTCGTCGGTCGTCTCACCTGCGGTGATACCATCGACGATACGTCTCCAGGTGCGATCTAGGTCGTTGTTGCGGAGCTGAGCGATCCAGTCGTCGAGTCCGGCGCCGTTGAACGGCTTGAGCTGAGCTGTATTCTGAAGCACGCCTAGGTTGGGCGTCGTCACGTCGAGGCCGGCTGGCATAATGCGACGGAACGCGTCGCTCTCTAGTTCAGCCGCAGCGCCAGCAGCCTCGCTAACCGCTGACCTTACGGCAGGACCAAGCTCTTGGTTGTGGATGGAGGTGATGAGCTCACCGACCTGGGTTCGTAGCGCTGACAGCCTCGCTTCTGTGAACCTACCCGACCCAATGTCGGCGTTTCGCAGCGTTTCTGCCAACCGTCGATCCACGCGGTTGAGTATGCGCAGAGCTTCGCGAGCTTCCCGGTTCTGAAGGCGTATCCACCGCACCTGCTGCGCGACCTGGAAGTCCATGAACCGCTCGTTGATACTTTGCGCCATATTTCTCAGCTTGCTTCTTGCAGTGGTCGATTTCCCGGCATACCAAGAACATCATAACATCTAGGATGGCGATGACTAGGCGCTTTTCGAGGAGATACATTTCGGCGCAGAGCGTAAGATCGGGTCTTCCACCTAACTTTGCGTTTAAACGCATGGACGCCCACGCAAGTCTTGACGGTGCGCGGGCGTCCTTCGTAATCACTTCTTCTTGCCGCCTTTGCGGCCCTTCCTCATCGGCATGTGCGCTCCTTTCACTCGTCGCACGAGCGAGTGCCCGTGCTAGGGTCATAGTAACACGCGCCAGCCTCCACGTCCACTTGTTCTTTTTCGGCTTCGGGGACCACGTCGTCGAGAGACCGCATGATCCCGAACCGCTTGCCGTCGAGTCGGAAGGTGGTGCAGCCTTTCGCGCCTGACTTCCAGGCCGACAAGTAGACATCCTTGAACTCCTCGAACCCAACCGCGCTGCCGACGTTGATGGTTTTCGAGATCGACGAGTCAACAAACTGCTGCGCCGCGGCATAGACGCGGATATGATCTTGGACGGACAGGTCGTCGGCTCGACGACCGCGGACTCCAAATTCACGGACGCCGTAGTCGTCTATCTCGAAGTAGGACTTGCTGACACCGTCCTCGTTGATGATCTCACGCACCGTCGAGTAGGAGAAAACCGGCTCGATACCCGACGACATATTGTCCGCGGTCAAGGAGATCGTCCCGGTCGGAGCGATAGAAGTCAAGTGGCTGTTGCGAATGCCGTGGGCACGGATCAGCTTGATCACGTCATCGTCTAGCACACCCGAGTTGACGAACTGGCTGTCCAGGAACCGGCTGTCGTAAAGCGGAAACGGACCTTTCTCTGCCGCCAGCTTCGCCGACGCTCGGTAGCACTCGTTGACGAGCACGCGGAGGATCTCCGACTGCTTCTTCAGGTATGCGCCCGAGCCATATGGAAAGCCCATCGCCTCGATGGCGTTCGCCATCCCCGTCACGCCAAGTCCCATACGGCGCTTGTCCTTCGCCTCTTGTTCCTGCTGCGCGAGAGGATAGACGGCATCGTCGATAACATTGTCCATCATGCGCACAACGCCTGGGATGTCGGCCTTAAACGCCTCGTAGTCGAAGTGGTACTCTCCGCCCCACTTGCGGATGTACTTCGGAGGCGCGAAGGAGCCGAGAAGGCACGCGCCATAGGGAGGCAGGGGCTGCTCGCCGCAGGGGTTGGTGGCTGCGATATGCTCGCAGTAATGGAGATTGTTCATCTGGTTGATCCGGTCGATGAACAGGACGCCGGGTTCGGCCCAGTCCCACGTCGCCGACATGAGCTTGTCCCATAGGTGCCGCGCCTCGACGCGACGCACCACCTGTCCATCAAAGACGAGGTCGAAGCAGTCGCCATTCTCTACGGCCTCGAGGAACTTGTCGGTAACAGCGACCGACACGTTGAACGCCGACAGGCGGTTCTGGATCGACACCTTCTGCGCTAGATCGACGATGAAGTCCTCGAGCTCTGAGAATACCGCCAGGCGCGTCCGACCTTCCTCGCTTTCGTCCTTCTCGAGTTCGGCGCGCTTCATGGCGAGAAGCATCTTCGCCTTGCCGGTGTCTTCTTCGAGGGCGGTCGTCTTTGCGTCGATAAACTCCTCGATGTCTGGATGGTCGACGCGCAGCACAGCCATCTGAGCACCGCGGCGACCGCCGGCAGACCTTACCGTCCTGCAGGACGCGTCATAGATCTGCATGAAAGAAACAGCGCCCGAGGCCGTCGACCGCAGGCTCTCGATGAAGGCGCCACGCCACCGCAGCGTCGAGAAATCGTAGCCGATGCCTCCACCCATGCGCATGGTGAGAAACGCTTCCTTGACCTTGTCGAGGATGCTGCTCGAGTCGTCTTGGATCGTGCCAGAGACGAAGCAGTTGTGCGCGCAGATGTGCATGGGCGAGCCGACTGCGCGTTGCACGCGGCCGGCCGGTATGAACAGTTGATGGAGCAGCGTTAGGTAGACGTCGCGACGGTGGTCCTCGCTGTCGGCAAGGGTGTCCGCTATGCGGGCACACATCGCCTCGAAGGGTTCGTCTGGAGACACCCTATATTTCTGGACGTGCTGATCAATAGAGACAGGGTGGCTCGGGCCATACATCGACGATTTCTCCTCATTATCTGAAAGCGGTCGAACCGCGTGCCCGACCCATCATGCGCATCCGTGGACAGTAGTGCAAGCGCTAGTTCAAGGATAACCCAACTCGCTTATACTAGAAAAAAGGTCCGGGACTAAGTAAAATTCTACCTAAAGTCTAGCGAAAGAAGGTCTTGCAATCTAACCGCGCATGTTATAACTTGGTTATACCAACCAAACAACTGAGATTGAAACAATGACCCATCCCAACGATACGAGCGTCCGCGTCACCGCCATTATCATGGAAGTGAACTCGACGTGCCACCGGCCCAATCCCAATCCGCTGATGTACTCGGTCCGCGTACCAGGCCACTCGACGCCTGACACACTGGTCGCCAGTGACGTGCTAATCGAAGTGGCGTTACAGCGCGCCAGTGAACTCGACGTGCCGGCTTGCAAGATCGTCAGCCGCCTGCGCCTAGCGATGGCGTGGGTTGGTGACGACAGCCGCGGCCGATTGCACCACATTGAGCAATCCGTCTCGCTGTGACGATCACTAGGCAGCCTAGCGAGGCTGCCTCGACAACCTCCCGAAGTCTCGCTAAGATGCCTCAAAGAGCTACCTGCACTTTTACAGCAAGCAAGAGGAACCTGCTTATGTCCATCTCCCCTATCTCGGTGCAAATCTTCAACCGCGACGGAAGCCACGTCGGCGTGGTGTCGGTCAGCGCGCAAGAGCCCCTTGCGCCTTTGCCCGTCATCGCACGCGCGGCTTACGAGGCGGCTAACGTCAAGGCCGATGAGCACTTCGCCATCTTCCCTCACGGCGAGCGACTCATTCGCATTGACGGTGTGTCGCCGCGTCCTACCCGCAACCACCAGGCCCGGAGCGAACCGTGAACTTCATTCTACACCTGAGCCGGGACACGGGTGCCACGAACTAGCATGCGCGTCGTCCACTACATCGGTTTCCGGGGCGATGAATACCCGAGGGCCCGTCGAGTGTTCGGCGGGCCTGCTTTCATTCACCGAGTGCATGACCTTCGGGCTTACAGGGAAATCGACTGGGATCAAGACCTGGTCGTGTTCGCGAACAAGGAACGCGAGGACGTGGTGCGCGACATTAATACGCCGGATGTCGTTGGGTTCGGGTATACCCCAGACGGGTCAGACAGGACAGACGACGTTTAAACGACCCACAATGTGCTCGGTTGTGAGTGGGGTGGTTAAAGCAGCCCTGCCGTCACGCCTGAACACAGGACGACCTCAGCGAGCACCGAGCACGCCTAGGCGCTACTGGGACTGCTGACCCGGAGGCGTCTGCGCTGCTGTGAGGGCCGACGCCATGATGCCCATGGACAGGTCACCGCCCTCTTCCTCGATCAGGTCTTTCTCTTCCTCGTAGTCACGATCCACAGGAGCGATCTCGCCGCGCTGAAGGTTCTCCCAAAGCGTGCGATGCGAGATCGCTCCAGACTGCCACGCCTTGATGTAGGCGGTCAGCGCTTGCGGCTCGAGGCGCGTCTCGACCCAGTCCCGATTGAGCGAGACCTTGACCTGATCGGGATCGCCGCCCGTCCATATCGCAGCCGTGCGAAGGGCACGCTCGAGACCCGCCTCAACCATGTTGACGACGTTGGTCAGCAAGGAAAGCTCGGAGCGACCGCGCATCCGTGCGGTGTCCGACGCCTCGTTACGATTGCGGCCTTCATGGATCATGCGCGCACCGAGCGCTGCCATGCGGTCCTCTTTGTCGAGCATGGCTTGGCGCTGCGCCTCGATGCCTACACCTGAGAACTCGAGCATCCCGGCCTGCGCACCTTCGGGCAGGACCCAGAAGGCGCCGCTGCCAATGGTCGTGGGCTTGCTGTTCTCGCTTATGGCGCCGGTGACGTAGGGAGTGGGCTGCGCGGTCAAGAAAAGCGCGTGTTCGTAGTCGGCCGAGTTGCGATAGTGGCCGAGGTTGACGTCCACGAGGTCGAGGAACGGTGGCTTCTCGACGTCCGGGCGCAGGTCGTAGGGGTTGATGAAGACGAAGGGAATGGACTTCAACGGCGCGCCGTTGACCGTCGGGATTGTCCGGTCCTTCATGACCCACTGCGCGCCGTCCTTGTCCTGCTTCGTCGAGCCGAGCGCAACCCAACGGCGCACCTCGTAGTTGAGATCCTCGTTGAGGACCAGTTCGAGGCGCTGCTCTGCCAGATCGTTCACGTCGTCGTC